CGCTATTATCCCAATATTAATCCCTGTGAAAATGCCTATTAACAATCCTTGATGAAATCCACTCATGTTTTCCTCCTTATCGAGCACCAAAAAAGAAAAAGGATTATATTTGCAAAACTAAAGCCTATGAGAGAACCTAATAGCAACCCCTCGGCAAAAAAATTCATGGTTTCATCCTTATGCCTTCCTGTATTTTTCAACCGTTGAATCAAGCTCGTCACAGAACAATTCCAGTTCTACTTTAAGCTTCTTGATGAATTTTTCATCCCTATCGACAACAACGTCTAACGGCCTCATACCGGTGCAGTATGACCGAAAGTACCACTGTTTAGCATCGCAGACATACATTGACCCTTGGACCTGGCGGTGGTGGATGGCTGGTAGGATACCAGCCTGCAACCGTTCGTACTGGATGCGGCTGATAGCATCCTTGGTTTCAAACCCCGCTACGATTGGCCCACCATCCCAAGCAATTAGACCATCAGGGGAACAACCGAACCGCTTGCGCTCATCCTTGTAAACGAAAGCGACCTGGGACACATCAACTCCGAACTTCAGTTCAAATGTAAGGCGGCTTTCCGGTTCCATTTCCTTCCCCCGGTTAAAGGCTGACAACTCCCACTGTTTGCCACTCCGCCCGGTGATTCGTTCATTGGCCAGTTTGTCAAGATAAGCCGCACGTTCTTTGGACCGGGTGCCGTCCATCTTGACGATTTTGTGAAAGTTGCTGGCCGATGGCAGGCCCAGCTTCAGCGCGAACCATTCCGGGGATGATTGGTCTATGTCTGTTATTACGATTGGCATGGCTATCCTTCCTCACCAGGTTCACGGTCAACCGGTTTTGCATCAATAGCCGCGCTGATGGCCTGGCGTACCTTGGCAAAGTTTTCTGCTCGAATTGTCCCAAGCGTTTCGGCCTCGGCAATCTCCATCAGCTTTTCTTTCTGCTTTGCGCTTGGGTTAAGCTCCTTATACATCGCCTTGAGTTCTTTTAATTGGGTGTCTGTGATGGTTTTGATAGATGTTCCAGAATTGCCATCATCATCGGCGCTTGCATCCGTTCCCGCTAACCCGGTTATTGACTCAAATGTGGCCGACCGTAGATAGGTAAGTGTCGATCTGATTTCCTGCAAGGGGTTTTTTTTGCCGCTTGAATCCGGTGGGCCAAACATCGAAACAGAGTCGGTATGACCAAACCTGTGTTGCAAAACGCACTCAACTCCTATTTTTTTGTCGGGCTGAATCGGTATAAACTTTGTGGAAAAGCCGTGTTTGGCAAGGAATGGGGATACCGTTTCAAGCATTTGCCCCAAGGAAGTATACCAAGACTCGTATTGTCGGTTGAACTTGTCTTTTTTCAACTCGATTTTTTCTTGGTGAAATAAAGCCAGGTCTTTGAAGTACGCTTTCCTCGCCTCGTTTGCTTCATCCTCGCGCTTTAACTGCAAGAACTTTTCGAGCTGGTCAAGCGGGGTATCTTTGGTGAGTGCCACTTCAAGAACCCGGTCGTACATGGATGCTGTTGCCACCGAGATTTCTGCCGGTGCTGGTTTGGTGATTTCCAGCTTTTTCAAAACTTCAACCGCGTGTGTTCCTTTGTCGTTCATGGCTACATCCCCTTTTTAAGTTTAATTTCCCTTGCACTCCAAAAATATTCAAAGTCGCAATCATCTGGTTCAAAATCATCTTGAGCCTTTTCAATAGCGTCCGCCTTTGAAACTGCCAAGATGTCAAAGGTTTCGTCGTATGAGACTTCAATACTGACTTGATACATCTTCATTTCACCAGACTCCATCAATGCCTTTTCCGTAGCGATTTTATGGAGGCGGCTATCTATTTCGTTTAAAGCCTCTATTTGTTCCCTGTCCCCAAATTTAAGAGGACGCTTTAAAACTGACGGTACCTCCGCGTCCGGTAAAATTGAATGTAACGGCATGGTTCCCTCCTAATAGTTGATCGTCATTTGCGGGATTTCACCATTGTTTTTAGTCGATACCCACCACCCGGCATCCAACGGCGATCGGTTAAGTGTTGGAATTTTTCCTGGTAAACTTTATGCTGCTCATAGGTATTTTCCAGATCATCAAGAAGGATCTCAAAGCAATGATCACAAATACCCTCATCGTCAACCAGATCCGCATTACAGGTTTCGCATTTTAATGCCATAGTCCTGCCTCCTTCATAGCCTCATACTGGTATTCAGCCTTATCTGCCTCATACTCAGCCGCCTGCCGATCGAGATCCCCCAGGATAGCATCAATCAGGTAATCCTCTTGGCCTGCGTTGATGTTAATTTCAGCGCCATCGGCTACAACGCTGTAGATGCAGACCTGTTCTGCAAAGCGAGGTTCATGCCACCCGTCACCGCACGGTGGCTCGTATTCGTAATGCACCACCACTTCCACATCGTCATCATCGATTATCATGTCCGTTTCGTAGGTTGGCATATGTCCCTCCTTGTAAATCCCCCCCGGCCATTGCTAACTCGTCGGTTATGGCGCAATCAGAAGCGCCGTTAGCTGGGGCCATACCCCAGGCCGGGGGGAAACTGTGATTGTTACTCCCCGTACCCGTACCCGTACCCGTACCCGTCCCCGTCCCCGTCCCCGTACCCGTACCCGTACTCGTACCCGTCCCCGTACCCGTTCCCGTACCCGGTCCCGTACCCGTTCCCGTTCCCGTCCCCGTACCCGGTCCCGTTCCCGTCCCCGTACCCGGTCCCGTTCCAGTTCCCGTACCCGTTCCCGTACCCGTGCCCGTCCCCGTCCCCGTACCCGTACTCGTACCCGTAAGTATTATGACTTTCGCCGTCAATTATTCCCATGATTTCCTCACTCGGTGATGGCGCAATCAGAAGCGCCGTTAGCAGGGGCCATTCCCCATGGCCGGTGGGAAACTGTGATTGTTACTCCCCATTCCCATTCCCATTCCCATTCCCATTCCCATTCCCATCCCCGTCCCCGTCCCCGTCCCCGTACCCGTACCCGTACTCGTTCCAGTCCCCATTCCCATCCCCGTACCCGTCCCCGTCCCCGTCCCCGTACCCGTCCCCGTGCACGTACCCGTCCCCGTTCCTGTCCCCGTACCTGTCCCCGTCCCCGTACCCGTTCCCGTGCCCGTACCCGTCCCCGTCCCTGTACCCGTAAGTATTATGACTTTCGCCGTCAATTATTCCCATGATTTCCTCACACAGTCTATCATGGAAACCACGGTGAGCATGTTAAATCGGACGGTAGGACAGGGATCTAAAACCGTTTCCGGCAAGGGGCCTTTTTCCGCAAGCTCACCAAGTCCTTTTGTCGTACCCCATCGACGGATGACAGAGGCATCTTCAAGCTTGCCATGCTCATTACCGTGACCATCAGCTTTGGATGTAAACAACCCCACGAACACCCAACCGCGTTGCATGATAACGATACGCATATCACCGGTTGTTGAGTCCTTTGCCACGTACCTTACTCCGTCTAATTCTATTTCGTTTGGACAGTTCATGCTTTCCTCCTTGTGGTGAGCCGCCCCGCACAAGCCCGTTGCAGGCCAGGGACCGCAGGGCGGCTGTTGGTAGGTTACGGCCAAAACAGTGACGCTATAATCATGATCGGTGCGAGTACGAATATCACTGTTAAAAAAAATGCGTTGATTATTATTTGCGTGTCTTTCATGGTGCCTCCTTGATTGGATAATTCACCTTACGAATTCAAAACCATCATGTCAAGCATAAAATGCAAGACCAGAAATAATTCTTGACACGATATGCAAATGTGATAAGGATAGACTATGAAACCTAAATATAGAACAATTACAGACGTAGCAAGCGAATTGGGGGTTCAGGTCTGGAACCTGAGCCGGTGGCTGAATGGTAAGGCGCGGCCTCGACTACATGAGGCTGAACGCCTTGCAGGTTGTGTGAAGGGGACCACCCTGATCATGTGGTTAAGGCCCGACACAAAGGCGCTCAAAAAGGCGTTGAGGATAAAATGAAGAAAGGAGAATAAATGTTCGACTCGATGAGCGTTGAAGTGCAGGAAGACCCAATGAAAGAAAGCTGTTGTATAACATGCTCGCATCGCGGAGAACTGCCCGCCGCAAAATGTATGCAACAACCCCACTGCCCGCTCAACCAGCCGAGGGAACCAATTTCGTGTTTTCTGCCAAAAAAATATCCACGGCTGCATAAGGCTCGGATAAAGCCCGAAGACAGAATGCAATGTAAGTATGAGGGCTGCAACAGGATGACGGGTAATAAGGTTCCCGATATCCTGTGTTATATCCATAAAATTGTGGTACTCCGGCGAATAGCGGGGGGAGTAACCGGGCCGGACCTTTTGAAATCAGGGTGGAGAAAAAGGAAATGGCTTACCACAAAGTAGCATGCCACACTGTGGCACTTGCGCGGCGAACCAGAGTGTGTTAGGTTGGATAAAACCTTCAGCCTGGATAGAGGCTATGCACACAATCTTTGAACATGAAAATGGACCCATCACAAGCGGCATTCCCGATGCCGTGGAGCTATCCCTCCCGTGGTGGGTCTTTTTGCGTGGTTAAGGAGTGGCTATGATCTATTTTATCCAGTGCGGAACCAACGGACCTATCAAAATCGGGCAGACTGACAACGGTGTTGAACAACGTATGGCGCAGCTTCAGACCGGGTGCCCGTATGAACTGAAACTACTTTGGGTTTATAACGGCGAGGAATACACTGAGGCGTCAATCCATGTAAATTTTAAACATGAATGTGTCCGTGGCGAATGGTTCCACCCAAGCAAAAAGCTTATTTATTTTATTAAATCAGAACTGTGTAATTATCACTATATAGAAACCGATAATGGTAGATATTTGGAATTTATAGAAACCTTTAAAGGTAATGACCAATTAGGTATAAAAACAAGCAAAAAAAGAAATATATGGCACAATTTTTACTTTGACTATGAGGGCCATGGCCTATGTATCGCACCATGCGACACAAAAGTTAAATTAAAACTGTACGGTTCAGATTAAAAATGGCCTCCCCTCAAAAAGAAAATGGGTACACTCCAATAGCCAATGAAATTATGGACGAATTAGCAAAGTCTAAAATAACAGGGCAAGAGTTCAGGCTTATAATGCACATACTTAGAAACACATATGGATATTCAAGAAAAGAGTACACAGCAAGCCTTTCAAAAATAGGCCAAGTTATTGGAATGAATCGTATTGTTGTTAAAAAAACATCAGACATGCTGTTATCGCGGAAGGTAATAGGTGTTACCCCCGGCGGTAACAGCAACCCCTCAACATACTGGATTAATAAGGATTATGATTCTTGGTGTTACCCTATAAGGTTACAGCAAGGTGTTACCGCGGGAGGTAACAAAGCTGTTACCGCGGGGGGTAACAAATTAAAGATTCTACCTATAGATGAAAACAATAAAAGCAAAAAGAAAAAAAGAAAAAAAGAAAAATACAACTTCAGAAACTTTTCCGAATATCCAAACTGGTTGGATATGGCTTTGTTTTTTGAGTTTTGCGATGCCAGGGAAAAGCTAAAAAATGGCGGCATAAATTCAGATAGGGCTGTGAATGGGCTTTTGAATAAACTAAAAGGCTTTGTAGATGTTGGGTACACTCAAGAACAAGTTATTGACGAAGCGATAACCGGAAATTGGAAATCATTTTACGAACCGAAACTTCCACCGGCCTATAAAGGCACCATCAAACCTACCACCTACGCCCAGAAGCAACACTATGACACCCAACTACAAGTCGCAGCCATAAGGAAATACGAGGATGAATGTAGACAAGAGAACGATCAGTGCAGAGATAGCGAAGCTAAACCTCGCCTTGAACGCAAGAAGATCGGTTGACGAACTGAGGCTGCTTACCGACATCTGGTGGGTGGACTGCCAGCACATGTCAACTAATAGATTTATCGAGGCGGTTGCTGAATGCCGCAAGACATCCAAGTGGTTTCCATCCCCATCCGAAATTTGCAAAGCATACGATCAGATCGTTTGGAACCTTCCTGAACCGGGAGTGAAATTGCTGGATGTTTCCGAACGCCTTGACGCTGACCAAGAAGCCGAACGGATGGAAGCGTTAAAAGCAATAATGGCGCCAGAGGCACAAACGATATTCATTGCTGAGAGGTATAAGCCTGACAACCTGATGTGCGAAAAAGATTTGAATGTTGTTTATGTTCCGGAACCGTTGAAGGAAAACAAGCGGCGTTACAAGGCGGGATTGGAGTTTATTACCCAATAACCAGCAGATAGGAGTGGGCGATGAAGGGCCGAGTCAGGAGGGACGAATGTCACACATAATGCCTTTCCATCCAAAATTCGGGGTTAGGTTGGTATGGATCTTCATACAAGAAGTTTTCCCACTTTTACGCAACCGGGACCATATTCTTGAAATCAAGGAACGATCCGGCACAAGGACACCGACGATCAACGCATATTATTTCAAGATTGTGATAGGCGCGTTTATGCTGGAAATGGGTGTGCCAGAATCAGAAAGCGGTAGGGCCTACGTGCACTATGATATATTGGGGCAGGAGTTACGGCAGATACCGGATCCACACCGGCCAGGCAAGACCATGACACAGCGCACACGAGATATGACCGGATCGGAGTTCTGGAAATATCTTGGCAAGTGCTCCAATTTGTTCCAGCATTTTTACTACTATGTTTATCCGCCGCCTGAAAACAGTTTGCGGCCGAGGGAGGAATAAAATGAAACCATGCGACTGCGATAGCATTGCCGATACAATGAGACTACAAGAAGCGGGTCTTGAATCAAACAATTTCAGTATCACTGTAAAGCCGATGTCTGTTTTTATACGAATTAAACCGTATGCCGAGATCCGCTTGCCGATGAAATACTTTAAACTCTTTGCGGAATGGTATTTAACCGATCAGGTTGGGGAGGAATAAAATGAAACCAATAGCCATAAAGATAGTTTATCTCAAACCGGCACAGTACGCATATGATGCAGATGTTAAGCCTGAAGTTGAATTCCCTCTTACCCAAGAAACATTACGGATGGTGAAGGATGTTATAAATAAGTTTGGAGATGGCTACACCGGCCACGACCTTCTTGCGGCGTGGGAGAGTGACAATGACGGGGAGGGGTGAAATGGCTCACAAATGTAAAGTATGCGACCAATTATCGGACAGTCTGACTAAATTTGGAAAACATGGGTGGTATCATCCAATATGTGTATTTGATGCGTGGCAAGCGGCACTTGAAGAATTAGACGGGTATAGATGTGCTGAATACGCTCGTAAACACCCCACGCCGATTTTACGCAAAAGTCGATGCACCTGCGACATCCACGACAAAGTGTATTACGGGTGCCATTGCGGGGCGGCAGAACATGACTCCTGATCCGAAGCCGCCCAAGCACCGGAAGCGCAAGCGATCTGGCCGACTGAACGGGCTCGCTTTGAAACGGTTTAGGGACGCGGTGCTATATCGTGACGGGTACGCCTGTGTTAATCCTAACTGCGAATGCCGGACGAACCCAACACTGCCCTCCATATGCTACCTGTTATCCATTCATCACCGTCAGAAACGCTCTCAGGGCGGTTCAGACACTATCGGGAATTGTGTGACTTTGTGTAATTTATGCCACGACCTTGTTGAAAAACACAAATTATCAGAGGATTTTATTGATGAATATTTGGAGGGGATGAAATGAAAGACTACGCAAAACCGTTATGGTGGCCTGAATGTCCATACAGCAAGGATGTTTTCACAATGGAACTGAGTGAACTCACCAAGATTATAAAAAACGACAAGATATTAACGGCGATCAGTGGTTGCCTTGGGCGTTATTTCTGGACGGTGGCGTCGAACATGATTTATGAAAGTTGGATAAAATACGAGGACAACCAGTCTAAGTAGCGGTAAGCGAACCAGGCCGGTGCAGGATGGGAAAAGGGCTGCACCGGCCCCACTCACAACAAGGAGGGGAATATGTACGAAGAATCGAAACAACCATATTTAATGGAGTTGAAGGAACGGCGCGAACTGGAAAAGTGGATAGAGTTTAAGGAACGGCACGAAGCGGAACAAGAGGCTAAAATGAGTCTTGGCGTTGGTAAAGTGGGTAGTATGGCTGTACAGCGGGACAGCGAGGTTATCAGGGCAATGAATGAAATAAACTCAGCGATAGACAGATCTGAATCTTTGGTCAACACCCTTTCCGAAAAGCTTGTGCCGGTTTTGAGCCAACCGCACCCGGAACCGGGAGAAACTAATAAACGGGAACAGCCGGACGCTCCACTCGCGAGTACGATGCGGCATTTGTCGGATCGTGTTGATAACATCACTGGTGTTTTGCAGGACTTGATTGAAAGGATCGAGCTTTGAAAAACCCAAAAACAAAACGGGGTGAAGCTGAAAGAGCGGGAGAATGGTTTTTGCATGAAATCGAGGGATGTGTCGAAACTGTTAGGGCAATACGCACCAAATGGCAGCGGCAAGACCTGTTTGCGTCCGATGTAGTGGGTAAAAAGAAAAACGGTGCCCATGTGTACGCTCAAGTGACAGCGGGCCAGGATGGGGCTGTAAGGGTGCGTAGGCGCAAGCTGGATAAAATACCGTGGCACCCGTCAGACAAGGTTTTTCTGCTTCAGCTTGTTCATACCGCGAACCCGGCAAATGCAAGGTCGAAGTTGTGGTTTTTCAGGGTCCATCGAATGAATACGGCTATGTTGACTTGGAAGGTTGACGATGTTGCCCAGGATGTTCCTAAACTTTGGTTTAAGGCGTGGAAGAACGAGGAAAAAAAGAGGATGGACGCCGCCTGCGACATTGCAGATAAGTGTTTTTGATAGGGGGGATGAAATGAAAGACCATGAAACCGAATACCTGGCACTAAAAAACCGGATTCTTTTCAACTGCGGTAGCAGAAAGGTTGGACTATCGATCATCTGCGATGTTGACCGGCTGCGGGAAGCTGATGAGGCCGCGACGATTGATAACACGCTTGACCTGGTACGGAGCATGATACAAGAGCACGGGGTTTCTATTCTTTACGAGAAGGAATTGGTTGAGGGGTAAATTCATGGGGGTATATGCTAAAACCTTATTTTGAAACAGAAAACGGCAAATTATTTCATATCGGAAAGAAAAGCAACACTTTTTATTAAGTGTAATAACGGGTATTTATTATTAGCCCTGTTTTTTATTTCCGAAACGGAAAATATATGTTGTTTTTAAAAAAGACGAGTATAAGGTAGTAAACACAGCAACCAAAACAGGAGGAGAATATGTTTGAACTCGAAAAAGGGGTGCCCGTCCCAAAGGGACGAAGGGGTGCAAAATACCCCATTCCCGAAATGGAAGTAGGTGACAGTTTCTTCATTCCTACAAAAGACAGGGCTGAATCCGCAAGGTTCAGAAACTCCATTAATGGTGTATGTAGATATGCAAAAGTAGGCAGCAGCAAAGAGTTCACCCTTAGGGCTGTAGAAGGCGGTTTGCGTTGTTGGAGGATAAAATGAGAACCACATAAGATAGCATAACGGACCAGCTTAAATCAATCCCTCTTATACCACGAACGGTCATAAGATAACTGCGTCCAAAAGGAAAAGCCGCCCCAAGCAACAGGGCGGCTCGTTAAGTAAGGCGGGTTATTCGGGGTAATGCGGGATCATTCTTTCTGTTTCACATTTTTCAAGGGCATCCATCAGCTTTTGATTCAGCGCATGTTCGGCCAGGTATAAATCCCCGCACCGCTTTTGAGCCTCGTAGGAGTCCTGCAGATCGTTAGTCACCCGGCTGATGTCTACCAGGAGAACCCCGACAGCTACCAACCCGGCGACCATGACCACCGAAACCATAACCAGCACGGCGTTTTTAAGGTATTTCATTTTCCCCTCTCTGCCAGCGCGAAATAAAAAACAATAGCGATGGCTAATAGTTGGATTTCCACTTAAACCTCCAAAACTTTTATCGTCTGTACGGTTTTAACCAGCTTGAAAGTCATACGCGGGTTTTTTTTACGGACATAAGCAAGCACTTTTTTTGCGTGGTGGATGCTTGATGAGTCCAGTGTTTTGGTGATACCGGCTTCAACTCTTTGAGCCATAGTCCCGTATTTCCTCATGTAAAATGATAAAGAGTGCTGCGTTGTATATCCGCGAGCACCTTTTTGAATGATTGCATATTTTGTCATCTCAAACCTCCCGATTCAGGAACTTAATTTCTGCTTCTTGCCGGCCGGCGCCTCGGGCAGTCTCCGGTACGCCTCAAGGACGTTCTCGATGGTCTGCACGTCGTAAACGTGCCGGTTCAGGACATACTCAAGATAGCTGTTGAGCGACCTGTGCTCTTGCTTTGCTCGGACTTTCAATTGTTTGACCAGGATCGGGTCCAGGCGGATTGTGGTTCTGAGTTTATCCATTTTCATCCTCCTCCGTTTAGGTTTAACCGCTTATCATGGCCCCCGACCAGACAGGCCCGGGGGCTCAGGGAAGGGGTTAACGGGTCCCGGGCCATCCCGTTGCAGATATCCAAATTTCGTCCATTTCCTTTCTGTGCCGACCTTGCAACCCGCCTTCTTCGATCCACGCCTTGACCTTTTCACGGCTACCCCAACAAGCATTGGGGCAGTTGTTGAAAAGCACCGCCACATAATCGACCAGCTTGTTGATGTTTACCGAGTCAGCATGGGCAACCGCCTTTGACAGATCGTTCTCAAGAACCGCTGTCAGGAAGTCTCCCGGCTTGTAGCCGTGGTTAACGTACATTTCCAGGCCGTCTTGCATGTGACCTGGGATTGATCTGTCCTTGCCGTTGTAATTGACTGTGAATTTCAAGTTTTCCTCCTTGTTGGTGGTTAATCCCAATCAGGTGTAAAATTTAGCCAACTAACCAAGTGATAGATATTTTTGGTTTTCAACTTGCCACACAGAAGGCATTCCCGCGCTTCCCACACTACGACTTCTGGAACCCGGTGACCTTTCCAGGGAGTCCAAGCGTGGAACCCCAAAAAACAAAATAGTTTGTTCATAAAATTTCTCCCTGTTGTGGTTGGGATTGGTGCGGTTTCCTGCCTCCGGTAAGCCGCAAGGCCCGTTGTCAGCTACGATCCGGTTCCGATACTGGCGACTCCAACAAAGTTGAAGCGACCGGCCTGCGATACTGTGTCCGTGTTCCCCTCTTTTGCCATGCTTCGGTATCGATTCCTATCGACGGGTACTTAATTTCCCCGAGTGTTTTCCCTAACACATGCGCTCAAGGGTGATCGCGTCCTTATCGATTCTTACCATTGCGTTCGTTTCCCTGTTCCCCGCACCAAATTTTAAAAGATCGGTTGATAACTCAACTCTGCCAACGACCGGGCCGCTGGCAGGCCTGGGGTATCAAGTGGTACTTACTTTCGGTCTTTTCGTTTTACATCTTGGGCATTCGGAAGTGCCTAAATATTGTTTGCGCCCACAATTCTCACATTCCCACAGCTTCCCATATCCCGCAGCCTTAATACGAGCTACGGTTGATTTATGGGTTTTGGTGTAGTCCCTGTTTGATCCGAGTGCCATGTTATCCCTCCTTGGTTGGTGTTTTTATTTTCCATCAACGGATGAAACCCAGTTAATGGCATCAAACAGCGTTAGATGATATTTTTCTGGAGTGCGGCTGCCCACTGTTTTCCAAAGCCCATTTCGTAACGCTATCTTCACTTTGGTCGGTTTTCCACTGAACCAAGAGGTCTTACTTGTTTTAGTGCGACGATATTCTCTCATGGTGTTTCCCCTTCGTTTGGGTTGATAACTCAACGTTGCTCAACAGATCTCGTTACATCTGCTGATTGCGATTTGGGTCCAACTCAAATTTTTTGGGTACAGCCCGTTGAGGCCATTATTGACCTCAACTGCGTCGTACGTCTCAGAAACGTGTACAGCCTCGTAATAAGGCCGAAACATTTCCAAAGCCTCTTTTTCAGAGGCGTTGAATACGAACTCCGCACAAAAGTGCGGAAGGTGGAAAGGGTTATGACTTCCATAGTCACCACTTTCTTCCCCTCTTTCACAGTCTGGGCATTGGTGCTGGCACTCTACAATTATGAGAGAGCGTTTGATCTCTTTGTAATTCATGTTCATCCTCCTCCTGTTTGGGTTGTTTGTTATCTCTTGACACCAAACTAACATCACAAAGACATCATGTCAAGTAAAAAGTGAAAATAATGTTGAAAAAATATAAAAAATGTAATAAGAGGATATATTAGATTAGACCATTATTTGACTTCGAAACGCGATAGTTAGAGGTAAACTTGTGTAATTAATGCGAACTACGACGATTGAACGGTTGTCATGAGTTGGATTTCAAAACGATGGGAGGATAATGATATCGTTTTCCGTTGCGAAGATGGCCGGAAATTTCGGATGGGGCCGAAATTCACACACCCAGCAATGCCATGTGTTAGAACGCGCATGGAGGAATCAATGGGAATCGAAGAATCTATCATGACTTTCTGCTGCCCTTTACCACCGGAGGGTGAAGAATGACACCATCTCAATGACACTAACGCCAAGGCAAGAGGCCTATAAAAACAACCTATTAGAAGGAATGAACCAACAGTCGGCGTATATCGCCGCAGGGTATTCGGCAAATCCGAACACCGCAAAGGTAAATGCTGCCAGGTTGCTAACCAATGCTAACTTCCGTGCAGAATACAACAAAGCCAAAGACAAAGCCGCCAAAAAAGCCGAGGTATGTAAGGCTGATGTTTTAAAAAGACTCTGGTTGGAAGCCAGGGGGGGTGGTGACGATACAGCATCGAGCGCCAGAGTTTCAGCCCTGGACAAACTCGCAAAGCATTTCGGCATCTACGAGGTAGACAACGCTCAGAAGGTCCCGAAGATAGAAACCATCAAGATTAACCTGGTCAGGCCTGACGGGACAACGCAGACGGTGGACGAATAATGGAACTGGCCGCGGACTTTCCCGAAAAGCTTGGGTTCTTATTCTTCCCTTCACCGTACAAAATTGCAAGGGGTGGACGATCGGGCGCGAAATCTTGGGGTTTTGCAAGAGCCCTGTTGATTCAAGGGGCGAGGACAAAGCTCAGGATGCTATGCGCCCGTGAAATACAGAAGTCCATTAAAGACTCAGTCCATAAACTTTTGAAAGATCAGATCGTCCTTCTTGGGTTAGAAGATTTCTATACGGTTCTTGAAACAGAGATCCGTGGGGCCAACGGGACCGAGTTCGCTTTTACCGGCCTGTCAGAACACACAACAACCACGATTAAATCGTTTGAGGGTGTTGACCGGTGTTGGGTCGAGGAAGGCCAGGCCGTTTCTAAACGATCATGGGACGTTCTAATCCCGACCATCCGTAAAGAAGGTTCAGAAATTTGGGTGTCCCTGAACCCGGAATTAGAGACAGACGATACCTATCAACGCTTTGTTGTCAACCCGCCCGAGGGTTGCCGGGGTGTTGAAATCAACTATCGAGACAATCCCTGGCACAATGACCTGCAGGAAGCTAAACGCCTACACTGTAAGATAAACGATCCCGACCTGTACGACCATATATGGGAAGGAAAACCGCTGCCAGCCGTCGAGGGCGCAATCTACTATCGTCAGATCATGGAGATGGAGGCACAGAAACGGAACTGCAACGTGCCTTACGATCCCATGCTGAAAGTTCACGCGATTCTTGACCTGGGCTGGAACGACTCGTTATCATGCGGTCTGGTACAAAAGGGCGTATCGGACGTTCGGATCATTGAATCGCTTGAGTGCCACCAGACACCGCTTGACATATTTTCATCCGAGTTAAAGACCAGGCCGTATAATTGGGGCAAGGTCTGGCTCCCGCACGATGGTTTCTCCAAGAGCCTGAACAGCGGTGGCCGTTCGTCGTATGACATCCTGACCGCATTGGGTTGGAACTGCGCCACGGAGGAAGAAATCATTAAGATGAGCATCGAGGAGGGGATCCGGGCGGTGCGCCTGATGTTTTCACGGTTGTACTTCGATAAGACCAAGGCGTACAACGTCCCGAAAGAGGATGTACCAAAACCGATCACACCCGGTTTTCATCCCACCGAGTACCATAACCGCCTGGGCGAATCGATCAAGCGGTATCGCCGGCACATCAACCAGAAGACACAAGCCGCGGGTCAGCCTGTCAAAGATGAAGTTGCCCACGGCGCCGACATGCTTAGATACATCGCTTGCAACATAGACGAGATGACCAATGAAGACGACAACCAGGCCTTTCGGCTTTCTGGATACAGCTACCAGCCGCTTGACCAAGGAGTAGGGATGTAATGGATCCAAAAGATACCGACAAACCAGAACAGGATGGTAAGGACCGCCGTGACCGACTGAACAACCTGGCCGACACTCTTGTAAGTAAGAGGGACAAGGCCGTTTTGTATCGTGCCAGCACTGGCGTTGAGAGACGGTGGCGTGAAGACCAGGAAATGCTTGACGTACTAACTTCTAAATCAGGGACCAGTATGATTGATTACGCGACCGGCGAGGCGCCCATGAAAAGCCATGGACCTGTCCGATCAATGGCGGAAATCAATGTGTTGCGGGGTAAGTGCAATGTCGGCAGCGGCCGGTTTGAGGAAATCCTGTTTCCAGTGGACGACAAGAACTACGCTCTTGAGGTAACACCGGTACCGACTTTGGTGAAAGGCATGAAGGATGAGCGCCCGGTTGTTAACACCGAGACAGGGCAGCCCATGGTCGAGGACGGAGAGCCCGTCACCGCGGCGAAAGTGGCTGCCGCTAAGATGGCCAAGGCCAATGAGGCCATGGAAGGCATGGAAGCCGAGATTGACGACCAACTGACCGAATCCGATTACAACGGGGAGTGCCGGAAAGTTATCCGCCAATCGCCACGTTTAGGCACAGGCGTTCTAAAAGGTCCGGGCATCGTCATGGAGACGCGCAGGGCGTGGGTGAAACAGACCGATGAGGCCGGCGAGGCCTACGTTATGAAAACGGTTGAAGAAGCCAAACCCAAAAGTAAGTGGGTGGACTGCCGGAATTGTTACCCTGATCCACGATGCGGATCGGATGTCAAGAAATCATCGTATATGTGGGAATACGACGAGATTTTACCGCGCGACCTCCGGGCCCTGATTGGTGTTGAGGGGTATTTTGATGATGTGATTATGGAAATCCTCAAGGAAGAACCCCAGCGCATCCGGGTCGGCTATACCCGCAAGGAACAGCGGATCGAAAAGGATTACCTGGACAGGGGCAATGCTTTTGAGTATTGGGAATACAACGGCGAAGTGGACACCGAGGATCTGCTTTCGCTTGGGTGCGAGTGCGAAGATGCCGGAAATAAGACGCTATCGGCGTGTGTGATTTTAGTGAACGATAGACCGATCAAGGTGGCATTGAATATCCTCGACACCATGGACATCCCATACGACTTTTTCCAGTGGGAAGAAGTTGATGGGAGCCCGTTCGGGATAGGCCTGGTTCGTATGGGTATGTGGATGGCAAGGGTTATCAAGGCGGCATTCAGGACCATGATGGACAACGGCCGCGACTCTGCCGGCGTGAACGTGGTCATTGGCCAGGGCATTGTGCCCGATGACAGAAATTGGGAAATCACAGGCAAGAAGATATGGAGGGCTAACAAGGATATTACAGACATCCGAAAGGCCGTGTATCAGTTTCAGATAGCCAACAACCAGGCTGAACTCCAGGCGATCATTGAATTGGCGATCCGGTTCCTTGACCTTGAAACCGAACTGCCGATGATGTGGCAGGGTGAAAAGGCCGAGATGCCCGAAACCCTGGGCGCCACGAACATCATACTCGATTCCAGCAATATCGGTGTGCGAACCCGGGTGAAGCGGTGGGACGATCAAGTCACCAAACCGCACATGACCCGGTATTACAACTGGAACATGATGTATAATGAAAAGACCGAGATCAAGGGCGATTATAATGTTGTGCCGCGGGGAGCCTCCGCATTGTTGGAAAAGGATCAACAGACCAAAGCCCTAATGCAGATCGTTGGATTAAGGGGTGACGGCAGGTTCGATAAGGATGTGGATTGGAGCAAGGCTGTTAAAATGCTTTGCGAATACTTGAAGCTGGACATTTTGAAGACGGACGACCAGAAGAAGGCCGACGAGAAGGCAGCGCAGGAGAACCCGCCGCAGGATCCGAAGATACAGGTGGCTCAGATTAGGTCGCAGGGTGAGTTGGAGAAAGCTAAACTCAACCAGTCTTCTGATATGTCCGAACTGAAGATCAAAAAACAAATGGCTGACGATAAGATCCGGCATGAAGCGGCCCTGGCGGAACTGGACCGCGAGATACAGGTGATGGAGTTTGCTGAGAACCGCGGGATTACATTGGAAAAGGCTAAGGTCGAGCTAACCAAGGAAGCATCGAAGCAAAACCTTCAGCGGGAATTATCCGTTGTGAAGGCATCCGGGCCACAAGTGGCCACGCCATCGGTCGAACCTGCCGGTCGCGCACCAGAGGGGCAGGCTTACCAGAAATGATAACTATATCGTCTTGTGGCGATGTAAATCAGTCTCCCCATGGGAGGCAAGACCTATATTCCGAATGAGCGATATCATTTTAACCAAGGGAAGGAGATATGAACATGCAATGGGTACTAAAGGAAGATTTTGACAAGGCAATGGCAAAGATGCAGGCCCAGATCGACAAACTGGCCATGCAGAAGACCTGGCTGCAGAAGGAAGCGAAGCCGAAGAAGAAGGTAACGGCCAAGAAATAACATTTTAATCCAGGGGGATTGCTATGGATCAAGAAGAAGCGGCGATGTCCATTCAAGTAGGAATAGGCGCGGCAATGTTTACGATGGCCAAGGTCTGTGACCAAAAGGATATTGATTCGTTATTTGAAGTAGAGATCGACGCGATCAAAGAAAAAACACAGATACATCCTGCCAAAGTTGACGCCTTCTTGGAGGAAATGAAAGAAAACCTGATGGTTATGCACAAGGGGTTCAACAAATTAAAGGCATCCAGGGGGATTGATGATAACAAGAACAAGGCATAGAAGGCGGAAACGTGCAGGGTGGCAAGGGCGAAGCGACGAAACAGAAGTGCTGAGAACCCGGCAACAGATTTGGGATGACATTGAAACAGAGAGTTGTGAGCAGTTTTTTAAGTCCGTTGAGGGGCCGTTGCATTTGAAACTGGCAAGATCTACCCTCCCGACCGTTTATTGTGCCCGGGGGATACGGATACAACTTGGAGACAAACAGACGAAGAAGGCCGCGGTTTTTGGGGTTTATGGAGACAACATTCATTTTCATACTTTTAAGTACACCGACTAAAACCCAGGGGGATTAAGCCATGACAGACCACAGAATAATGAATGTTCGACTGAACGCCCATGTTTTAGGCCGGCTGGTAAAAAACACCGGTACCGCGTACCAGGTGATCAAAGGGGTGCCCGGGGATGCCAATCTGGTGGGCGCGGTGTACGTCGAAGAAAAGCATGATTTTATACTTGGCTATGAGCATGACAGTTTCGACCCTGTTCCCGAGGGGGAGAAAATTCCAGAGGTTGAAACTGAATTCCGGGCACTTCAGCCCGTGGCCGTGGAAAGTGACGCCGATGTGGTTCACTAAGAAAAAGGACCGGGAACGGCTTGCCGAGAAGGAGAAGCCGTTTGCTGAGAAGGAGAAGCCGTCTATTTTCGGCCGTGGTATTCCCACGGTTCCGCGGCTGAACGTCCACGATGGCGCCTGGATCTACATGGTTCAGTATTGTGACCGGAAACTCAAGGAACTGCGCGAGATGAACGATAGTTTGGATCTTGACGCAACCCAAACCGCTGTTATCCGGGGCCGGATCCGGGCGTTGAAGGATGTGCTTGAAATTCCGAACGAGGACAGGCCGGTCAAACCCTTGGGGATAGTTGAGCGAGTCGTGGAGGATCCTTACTGATGCAAACCCGACCGGTCAGAATTGATATGCAGATGAGCGAGAGCCGTGGTCTGACGGAGCAGCAGGCCAGGTGCATCCTCAACGATTTAAAGAAGGTCTTGATTTGTCACGGGATATGGCATACGATATGGGAAACGAACGAGCCCGACCTGAAACGGGTTGATTTTAAGGGCTGTATTGTGGTGGGAAAATGAATCGCAGGACGTTTTTAAAACTTTCCGGTAGCGCCTTCGCAATGAGCTTGGTTCCGTTTCAGTTATTCGCCAAGAGTGTAACCGAGATTAGTATGGAGGACTTGCTCATTATCAAGGTCCATGATGAATCACCGATGATATTCATCAATATAAATGGCCGCCATGCGACTATTCCCACAAACACAAAAGCTATTGCCAAACGCAAGTATGTGGAGGCGCTGGCCAAAGCCAAGGTCCACCGGTACAGGGAGACACCCTCCGGCATGAAGGAAAGTATTGAGAACCAATATCCCTTTACAGTAATTAAAGACCCAAATACAGAGGGTGCTAAATGGCTGGCTCAGTTATAAACCGCAGGATGTTTTTAAAGGTTGTTGGTGGGCTTGCAGCATCGCTTGCGATACCGTTCACCCTGGCTGAGAAAAAGAAAGCCCTTCTTCCTATGGAATGGGGCAGCCTTGAGTCTACTCGTTTCATTACGAGCGAAGACATCCAGGCTGCACAAGACGCCATTTATAGAGCCAAGCCAATTATTCCGGCGTATTGGGTTCATCCAAAGGCATACGAGGATCCCAACATTCAGATCAACAGCCTTGTCAGGGTAGCCAAACGTCCGAACCTTTTTCACAAGAGGCGGGTATGACCGACATCGAATCCAGGGTGGGGAAATGAACCCGATAGAGGCAAGAGCTATTGCTTACGGGTACAAGATTTTAAAAGAGCGTCGTAAAATTACAGTTTGGCAACGAGGCATAAACCTTATTTACCGATTGACGCGGATCTTAACCGGCAGGTAAAAACCTGCAAGACATAATTTAAAGCACGACCACCGAACACACGGGGCGGCTTTTGAAGGAAACACCTTCAGGAGTCGCCTTTTCTTTTTGCACCGGGCCGGGAAACCGCCCCGAAACCGTTCACCGCAAATAGGCGCTGGACAACAGGAGATTAAAGTAATGGCAGAGGACCAGGGAATATTGACCGAAGAAGAAGCCGCCCAGGAAAGGGCCGATGCTGCAAAGGAGATTTTTGGTAGTGAGGGAACCGCCGATGATGATTCGCCGGGAACACCCCCCGACCCAAAACCCGGAGTAGAACCAGCGCCCGAGAAAGACCCTTGGGATGGAGTTGACCCCGTTATCCGGGAAAAGTTTGAGGCAATGGAAACCAAGCTGGTAGATTACGATTCAGTGGCCACCCGATTAAAGCAGGCTGAGTCACGAATCGGAGCAATCACCAACGAGGCCGCCGCCAAAGCTAAGCAAGACAAGGAAGCACCGACACAAGATGAGATAGATGCCGCTGCAGAATCTGAGTCTGATTGGGATGACCTGAAAGAGGAATTTCCGCAATGGGCCAAGGCTGTTGACAACCGGATTAAAAAAGAGGGTGAAACCTTCAAGAAGCTTCAAGACCAAATCGACAGCCTGGAATCGAACCGTTCCACCGGAGGCAACGAGGATCTGCTTAAAGAGGTAGACAGCCTGAAAAGGTTGGCGATCACGATCAAGCATAAGGATTGGCTTCAGACGGTAAAGACCCCTGAGTTTAACGAGTTCGCCAAGTCGAGCGAGGAAAACCAGCGGTTGTTTGCCAGCCAGAACCCCGCAGAAGCGATCGAACTGCTTGACAGGTACGCCGACAGAAAACCACCGGAAAAGAAAACCACCGCGCAGATTGCGGAGGAGCGCAAGAAACGGCTCAAACAATCACAAACACCAAACACAGCGTCTTCTCGACCAACGGCCAAGTCAGATGATGACATGGACGATGCCGAGTTTAGGGCGCGTGAGGCGAGACGGATTTTCGCCGAAGGATAAAGGAGCAGCACAATGGCTACCCAGAAATATAGTACTAAAGCGTCCCGGAATCTTATCCGGGCAGAACTCAAGATGCTGAAGCATGTTGAAAACATTACCGTTCTTGGCAAGTTCGGTCAGCAGAAGGAGCAACCGCTTCGCAAAACTGACACAATCGTTTTCCGGCGGCTGCAGCCCTTCAACGCGACCGCCACCGAAACCCCGGACATCACCACCGCGAATTTCGTCACCAGTGAGGGCACGACCCCCACGGCGAACACGATTACCTACACGGATGTGTCCGTTACCCTGAGCCAGTTTGCCGTCCTGTTCAAGTTTTCCAGCAAGACCGAACTGATGTACGAGGAGGACATTCCTGACGATATGGCCACCCTGACCGGACAGACCCTTGGCGAAGTGGCCGAGCTTGTTTGTTACGGCGCCATGAGAGCCGGATCATCCGTGGTTTACGCCAACGGTGCCAGCCGGGCCGTTGTCAACACCGCCATTTCCATTCGGAAGCTGCGCCAGTCCGCCCGGACCTTAGAAAGCAACCGGGCCATGCGCGTCACCAAGATGGTTAAGCCGGGTGAAAATTTCGGCACATCGAGCGTGGAGCCGGCCTATCTGGTTTTTCATCATACCGATTGCAATGCCGACATTCGGGACTTGCCCGGGTTTACCAAGATTCAGGATTACGGGACCGCCATCAAACCGGTGCATCCCAGAGAGATCGGCGCCTGTGAAGAATTTCGGTTTATTCCCTCCCCGCTGTTTGCTCCGTTCCTGGCGGGCGGCGCGGTTGTTGGGACTTCCGGTATGGAAGCCGCTAACAGTACCAACGTCGATGTTTACCCGATGATTATCACCGCCGAGGACGCATGGGGCCATGTGAGCCTTAAGGGCAAGGGTTACACCAGTATTAGCCCGACCATCATTCCGTCCAACGTGAAAAACCATGCCAACCCATCAGGCATGTTCGGATATGTGGGTGCTGACTTCTGGTATCAGAGCGTTCGGCTTAACGAAAACTGGATGACCCGGATCGAAGTTTGTGTCTCCGATCTGGATTAATCCATAACTGTTCCCGGCATCAATAAAAAGGAGATCGCCACATGAACAACAAAATTCAGCAGTTTATCAACTACGTTGCCGACCCGAGGGCGAGAGCGTCCCTTACCGGCATTTATAAGTACCAGCAACAGGGCGATACCATTCCGCCTGCTGCTGGCACTGGATACCCGACCGGTGCGAAGTTTCTTTTAACCAACGCTGCCCCGGGCCAGTGTACCGAATGGACTAATGTGGGCACGGTTGCATCCTGCCTATTCGTTCCGACCGGCCCGATTAATGGGTATGGGTGTGCGTTTGCAGGTGGTCCGGTTGACCTGACCGATGACGCAGACGAAACGTATGTGGAAATCCCCGGTCACCTTCAGAGCACCGATCTGTGCTTCGCGCAACATTCTTTGACCGCCGCGGCTGACCAGTTTAACACGGTTGTCCCGGTCGGTGTTGGCACCTTGCTGATTAACATGGCAATGGGAGGCAACCCGACCGACAGCATGGATGCCAATTACGCGGGTTTCCGAGCGAACTGTACCCCAACGCATGATATTTGGGCGGCGGGTACGGTCAGTTGCCTGGCAGCCGACGACGCGACCATTGCAAGGACCATCACCGGACTTCTGGCTACCGATATTGCCATTGTTACCCAGGAGCGTCAGTCATCCACCCAAACACTCAATTTGGTTGTGTGTACCGCGAACACCTTGACCATTACTTACTCAGCCGACCCGGGAGCCTCAGACGGCGCCCAAAAGTGGAACTACATGATCCTGCGGCCGAGAGGGACCTTCAAACCGAGTCATTATGTGGCTTTTGCCGGGCAGTATACCGCATTAACAGCTGACACCACGGCCGTTGCCATCACCGTGACCGGAGCTCTTGCCACCGATATTGCCATTGTTCAGTGCTACGATTCTGACGATGATGATTGTTTTGTCGAGGGTGCGGTAATGACGGCCAACACCTTAACCCTGGAATTAACCAACGATCCGGTGACCGACCACAGCTGGTCGTATCTGGTTCTACGGGCATACTAAAACAATTTTGGGGGATAGGGATACTCACCCATCCTGACCCGAAAAGCCGAACCCCTGGCGGCCTTCCCCCAACTCTTTACAGGGAATTAGGAGATGAACCATGATTAACCTGAATGAAGCTCACAGAGGCGGGACAATGTGTCTGGCCAAGGCTGGCCTTGCGGTTGGCGGGACCTCTACGATTGGCCGGACCAACGCGCCCAACGGTGCCGGAATCGATTTTGCCATCAATGGCCTTTTGTACCATTTGGCCGATGCCGATGACAATATCGCCCTTACCGGTGTTGCAGTGGCTGATGGATATACCAGCCTTGTGGTGGTTTGCGTCAGTACAGCCGGGGCGCTTACCGTTGTCCAGGGCAATTCGGCCTTGACAACCGACCTGACGGCGGGAACCGATGTTTTGCATTGGCCAACCCCGACTGACGGAACCTGCGCGATTGGTGCAATCAAAATTGCCATGGATGGCGCTGCCTTTGTTGGCGCAACCACAGGCCTGGATGCTGCAGAGTGTACCGACACTTACTATGATTTCGTAACCGTGCCGACCGCGCCCCTGGCATCATAAAAGGAGATGCTCGATGATAAACTTAAGTGAAGCCCATAGGGGCGCGACAATGTGTTTCAGCAAGGCTGGTTTAGCCGAGGGAACCAACGCCCATACCATTAAGACCGCTGCGCCCAACGGTGCTGGTGTTGATTTTGCGATCAACGGCTTGCTGTATCACCTGGCCGATGCGGACAACATCGATCCGACCGCGTGTGACGAACAGGCTGCCGATACCACCTGCTTGTATTTGGTGACGGTTAATGCCGCCGGAACCGTGGATACCATAAAGGGAACCGAGATCCTTACTGCGACCCTCACCGCTGGTGACGGTGTAGTGCATTGGCCAGAACCGGCCGCCAATACCTGCGCGATTGGTGCAATCAAGGTTGTTACGACCGCCGCTTTCACCATGGCAACAACCGACCTTGGAGCAGGAGCGGTAACGGATACCTATTACGATTTTCTGACCATACCGGTTGAACCGTTGACGTCCTAACTACTAACGGGGGGTGAATTGCCCCCAAGAACCCACCAGGGGAGAGCATAGCCATGCCGAAAAGAAAAGACAACGATGTTGTAGACGAAAACTTAGGACAGGAAGAAGCCATTAACCTTGGCGAAGTTGGCGACCCGGGGCCGATTGAAAAGGCCGTTGAGGGTGATGTCAAGATGGAAGCGTTTATGAACGACCTCCTTGAAATTGTTGTTCATGAAACCGGGAATGAGGGCGATCTCCCCGTTATTTGTCCCCAAGTGAACGGCACCAATCAGCCGATCATTAGAGGCCGAAAGACAATGGTAAAGCGCAAGTACGTTGAAGCCCTGGCCCGCTGCACGACAACCAAGTACACGCAGACAACGCCGGATGCCGCGCACCCGGACAACATGCAGATGATTCCGCGCCGGTCGCTCACATACCCGTTTACCGTTGTCCGGGATCCGCATCCGAAAGGTGATGCTTGGCTTGATATGATTAAAGCACAGCCGGCATAAATAGTCTTGGCCGGTGGGGCCTTTCCCCTCTAATGGTCCTACCTCCAACCATTCCAGGTCTCATCGGTCAAGTTTAAAAGGAGTGGCATGAACTACCTGCAAATGTTCCAACGACTCCATTCCGAGTCCCGGCGCCAGGGCACGACACCGACAGCGGTTACGAGTCAGACGGGCATGAACCAACGCCTTTTGAATTGGATCGATACGTCATACGAAGATATTCAGTTATTGCACGAAACGTGGTTGTTCAGGCGGGCGTCTTTTAGCGGGTCCACTGTAGACGCGACACAGAACTACACCGCGGCCGACCTTGGAGTCACTGATCTTTCGATGTGGTGGTTCTACTCCGGCCAGGGCCTTTCCGGGATTCGTCTTTATTCTTCTGCGGCCGACGAAACCGATCTTCAGTATGTTCCCTGGGACGATTTCTTAAGGGAATATAAGTTTGGTGCCCACCGGTCAACGACCGGAAGGCCATCCGTTTTTACCGTCAAGACCGATCAGTCTATTGACCTATGGCCCATTCCGAACGCCATTTTTACCTTGAACGGCGAATACGTTCAGCAGCCTGACGTTATGGAAGCCAACGCCGATATTCCTGTTTTCAACGACTTTCACATGGCGATTGTATGGCGGGCCTTGATGTATTACGGAGCATCCTCCGGGGCCGGTGACGTTTACATCCACGGTCAAAACCAATACGACGATCTTCTTTACAAGCTTGAAAAGCGGTATTTGCCTATCATTACATGGGGAAATCCACTCGTATGATGAAACTCCCGAGGGTTAACATTAGAGAAGACTATTTTCAAACGGTCGGCGGTGAGGATCTTATATCCCCGACAATCACCGTTGATCCCGGCAGGGCTATTATTACCCAGAATTACGAGCTTGACACCCTTGGTCGTTACCGACTTATCGACGGGTACGAAGCGTTTGACGGTCGGCCTAAGCCGTCAGCGGCAAGCTATTGGATACTGAACTTCGATGCAGGCAGTGTTGAAATTGACGACGACGATATTTTGACCGGTGCCGGTGGTGCGTCCGGGATTATTATGCGGGTATCGAGGGCATCAGGCACCTGGGCAGGTGGTGACGCGGCCGGTTACGTTGTTCTTTTTGGTGTCACGGGCGATTACGTTGATGACGAAACATTGTCTGTGCTTGGCGGGCCTGTTGCGGTGGCGAATGGGGTGGCCACAGAACGAGGCTATGCTGACGAAACACAGGATACTATCTGGTTATTGGCAGCCGTAGAAGCGACAAGGGGCAATATCGCCGGTGTTGCTGGTTCGGGCAATATACTTGGTGTTTGGCAATACAAAGGCGTCAAGTACGCATTTCGTAACAACGCTGGCGGGACTGCCGCGGTGATGTTCAAATCATCAACATCCGGGTGGACGGCCGTCGATCTTGGTCGATACCTGGCGTTTAGCAGTGGCGGCGTTACCGAGATATCGGAAGCGGATACCATCGAGGGCGAAACCGGTGGAGCGACCGCAACGGTTGAGAGGGTTGTGCTACAAAGTGGTACTTGGGCCGGTGGTGATGCAGCGGGGTATTTTATTCTGTCCGGTCAAACCGGTACGTTTGAGTCAGAAACAGTCAAGGTTGGTGTGAATCTTAACCTTGCCACAATAACCACAGACTCAACGGTGCAGACGCTTTTACCTGATGGCCGGTACGAATTCGTCAACAAAAACTTCAGGGGTCATTCCAACACGGCCAGGATGTACGGATGCGATGGTGTCAATAAAGGGTTTGAGTTCGATGGGACAGTCTATACGCCGATAGAAACCGGGATGACCACAGACAAGCCTGTTCACATAACCGCCCACAAAAAGCATTTATTCTTTATCTTCCCGGGTGGTTCGATACAACATAGCTCAACAGGTGACCCGCTTACATGGTCTGCCATTACAGGATCGGCCGAATTGGCCCTTGGTGATGAAGGGGTGGCTTTTGTTTCCATGCCGAACACCTTAGCGATCTTCACCAGGAACACCACGCATATCCTTTATGGATCGTCAACCGATGATTGGGATTTAAGGCCACACTCTAACGAGGCGGGTGCGGTTGAATGGTCGGTGCAAAAAATCGGATTGGGTATTTATTTGGATGACAGGGGCCTGACTTCCCTATCAGCCGTTCAGGAATACGGTGATTTCAAGGCGAACACGTTATCAAAATATGTTGACCCGTTTTTAAAAACGATGATGGGCAATGTACAGAGTTCGGCCAGGGTGAAAAGTAAAAACCAGTATCGTCTATTCTTCGATGACCTTCAGGTTTTAACGCTCAATGTCGAAGGAAACAAGGTGATCGGATTCACTAGGCAATTTTACGATCACTTGCCCGTTTGCGTTTGTTCCTCCGAGAATACCTCGGGAGAAGAGGAGATTTTTTTTGGCTCTACAGACGGGTACGTTTACGAACTGGACAAGGGAACTTCTTTTAACGGCGACCCGATAGAAGCAATGGCGAAGTTCCATTTCAACCACTTGAAGTCTCCAAGACGAAGAAAGCAGATACGCGGGATTGTTTTAGAGCTTGCCGCACCGGCTGACACTTACTTGAGCGCAAATGTAGAATTCGATTATGGAGAAACGGCCAATGCTGGAGTTATCTTCAGCACTGAGTCACAGGGCGGCATTTGGGGTGTGGCGAATTGGGGCGAGTTTTATTGGGACGGTGGCAGTAAAAGTTCGCAACCTCTTGATGTAGATGCGGAATGTATGAATTTTTCGCTCACTGTTTATTATTCTGGTGTATGGGAATTACAAGAGGATGATCCGATATTAGGGACCGGCTTTTTTCCTGCAGTTTTTGGAGGGCTTGAAGGCCTGACCGGAGCGGTTCCCCATACTCTACAGGGTTATATTGTCCTTTACGATTTAAGGAGCCTTCAACGATGAACGATTTTTATGATGCGGACGTTTTTACCGGATCTGCCGGAACCCGGGCCAGGGCTTCTCAAGTGTCCGCTGTTTCTGAGGCCGTCGAGGATGCTTTTGATTTGTTGCCCGACGAAGACGATATTAACATGGGCTTGATTAACTACGCGGTTGATTCCGGTGCAGCGGACGCCTATATTGTCACGCTTCCCCAAGAGCCAACCGCTCTTACTGATGGTATGCAGGTTGTTTTCAAGGCTTCTGCAGCCAACACGGGCGCTTGCACGATCAACCCGGACCTCCTTGGGGCCATCAGCATCAAACGCCATGACGGGACTGACCCTGTTGCTGGCGATATCGGCACAAACAAGATTACCGAACTGAGATACAATTCGACATCAGCCACCTTTGAAATACAGGGCTCAATTGGTATTGCGGCCGGGACCGGGACAATGGCGGCCCAAAACGCAAATGCTGTTGCAATTACCGGTGGAACAGTAACGGGATTAGGGACACCGCTTGCCCTCGCGTCTGGTGGGACTGCAGCCGCTAGTGCAGCAGCAGCATTAACCAGCCTTGGTTTTACGGCTGTAGTGGCTGAAGTTAATACCGGTTGTGACGGTATATCAGATCCGCCTATTGCCGGTGATGCGACACCCGGGCGGGTGCTTAGAGCGTCAACTTTGCTAATAGAGGACGGTTTGGCAGCGACATCATTAAAAATGACACTGACCAGCCTGTTTAATGGAGATGCTGTAACCGTACAAGACAGTATGACAGATGGCGTAACGAAAGAAGGCCTAGAGTTTACGCAGGCTGTTGCTGATTCAATCTCTATCGAGGTGATGAACAGTGCTTTGACTGGTGATTGCGTCCAAACCCTTGCCGTTATTGTTTCCAGTAATGCAACCGCCGTAGACATTACGACTTACCCGGTTGCGTCAGCTTCAGGAATAAAGTTCTGGATATTTAAAGCGCCGGATAGAGGGAACTTAACCATGACAACACTGGTTGATACTGGTGATATTATCCTAACAATAATCTACCTCACCGACGAATAAAGGGAACAGTTATGCCAAACGAAGACATTTTTGAAACCAAACCAAAACAGGGGATTTTGTCCTCTCAGGCGGTTGTTCCTCCACCCCCGGAGGCGCCGGCCAACCGGCCGATTGATCAAGGTCTTGCGAATGGTGAACTGAAGATTGACGAGTCGGGCGCTTTTTTTACACCCGGGAATACCTTGTCAGCCGGTCAATCAGGGATGGGTGCGGAAAATACTGTTGCTGGTCAAATGACAGGTCTGCTTTCCAGTGAGAGCCCGTATAGAAAGGCGGCTGAGGCTTCTGCACAGAGGCAAGCCAACGATAGGGGCTTGTTAAATTCTAGTCTCGCGGCCACCGCTGGCACCAAAGCGGCCATTGAATCGGCCCTGCCAATCGCGCAACAGGATGCCGGGTATTTTCAGCAACGTGGACTTCAGGAGCAGCAGGGCAACATCCAAAAAGGTTTGTATGAAACGCAGGGGGATATTTCGAAGCAACTTGCAACGGCAGGATTTGCCCACGAAAAGGAACTTGCAGCCGCAGGGTACACCCACGAAAAGGCTACACAAGAGGCTGATCTTGCCTGGAAAAATGCCGACCTTGCGTCACGGATGGACCTTGAATTTACCCGGATGGACGATGAAAAAAAAGCTCAATTTGACGTAACCACCCGGCAGGCCATGGAGGATTATACCAAACAGTATATTGCCATTCTTGCCGACCCTGCGTTTAGCACAGAGGGCGACAGGAAGGTTGCCATCAACACACTGATTGAATCCACTGGTCATCGTCTTCAAATAGCCGCGGACATCGCCGGGGTTGAGCTAATCTGGAAACCGGAAGTGCCGACACCGCCGACCAATCCGACCGAAGAAGAGGCAATAAGTCCCAAACTTGATTTTTCCTTGACCAAACCAAGATTTGATGGTGGTGGGCCTTGAACCCCGAATGGATAGTGGATCCGTATCCAGTGTGGGATGATATTCGATCATACCTGGCCGACGATACCGGAGAACTTGAAACAGAAGGGCAGTTTTTGGGAATTTTCGATGGGGAGATTATGGCCGGCGCCTTCTTGATAAAACCATGGAGCGCATATTGTTACGAACTGCACGGCGGAGTTTTGAAAAAATATTGGGGGAAAGGTCCAGAAATTTGCGCAATGGCAGGCAGAACAGTATTTTACTCGTCACCATGCTTGAAACTGGTGGCGATCGTACCTGAGTTTAATCGACCTATGAGATCGTGTGTTCAGAAAGCAGGCATGAAACAAGAAGGGATTGTAAAGAATTCCTATCTTAAATGGAGCAGGCTACACGATCAATATGTTTATGGGGTTACAAGAACAGAGATGAGACAAATACCAGTGAAGGGAGAGTCATAATGCCACCCGCAGTAGTAGCAGGAGGGTTTGCAGCCGTTGGAGCTACGGCGATAACAACTTCGGTTGTGTCTGCCGTTTATGTCGGTGCAGCAGTTGGCGCGATTGTTGGTGCAGCCACATCGGCCATAACCGGTGGTGATATTTTAGAAGGTGCCTTAAAGGGTGCCATCATTGGTGGGGTGACCGGTGGTGTGGGTGAGGCACTATCGGCGCCGGCCCAAGTTGGGGTCAATGTTGCAAAAGTAGGTGTTGACGGTGTTACCGGTGCCGAAGCTGGCCACATGGCTAATGCGGGAATCGAAGCAGTAAGTGCGGGAGGCACGACAGGGGGTGTTGGAGGGGGTGTTGGAGGGGGATCAGGGGGAAGTGGAGGGGGCTCAGGGGGTGTTGGAGGGGGATCAGGGACAACAGGCGGAACAGGAAATGGCTTTCTTTCTGGTGCCGCCAACTGGATAAATAACAATCCAATGCCTGCTACCTTGCTTGCTCAGACGGTAGGGGGCGCGGCCACCAGCATGGCAGACGCCCGGTCTACCGAAAAACAGCTTGAAGCCGACATGGAACGAGATCGGCTGTTAATCGATTCAAAGAAAGTGTCCGGGTTGAGCAATATGGATATCAAGATTGCCTTGCCGACCATTGGCGCTTTTGCCGAGAAACCAAAGTGGACTGCCCCGAGTGGCGGCCTGCTTGCAACCTGATAGGTGAAACAATGCCTGAACAAATGCAACCACAACCCCAGGGACAGGGCCTTGACCAAAGCGGGTATGACATATTCGTAGCACAAGGGTTTAAGATTCTGGCCGGCATGGGAGCCAAGCTAAAGGGAAAAGCCAGCGTTGAGCAGCTTGGCAACACGCTCTTTGAGATTGTGAAAAAGATTGAAGCCGAGGGCGCCAAGAACGGCGTTGATTTTGGCATTGAAGTTGTCCTTCATGGTTCCAACGAGATTCTATCTAAGATGATCGAAGTCGCCCAGGTGGACATTCAAGAGGAACAAATCAAGGCCGTTATCGGTGTGGCCGTTGGCCGATACATTGACAACGCCATCAAGACCGGCAAAATGACACCGGAGGAGGTTCAGGGACTTGCACAGCAGGCGCAACAGTCTGCACCAGGGCAAGGGCCTCAACCCGGCCAGGAACCGGCCCAACCGCCGCCACAGGCCCAAAAGCCAGGCATACTACAAGGAGCGTAACAATGGGTTTAGATTGGACAGCGGGACTCTTGGGTGCAGCGGCCGGTGGCGCGAACGCGGTTGACAAGCTTTCTGAGGAACGGCGCAGGGAACTTGCCGAACAACTGAAGCGGGAAGCCCTGGAAGCCATTGCGGTAAGGTCTGATGAACGCCGGCACGGTTACGACAAGTCGTTGCAAAAGACTGACATCGAATCGAGTGAAAAGATTGCCGGCGAGCGTAACGACACCAGCCGAGAAATTGCCGGTGAACATGACGCTACCAGCCGGGAGATTGCTCAGACACGGCAGAACAACGCCTATAACATTGCCGAGGCAAGAAACACCGTTCTAAAAGACCTTGAGGCGATGCGTCAGGAAACGGATAAACTAAAGCTTGGTTCGACTGAAGAAAACACTAATGCACGCATGGTGCAGGCAAGGACAGCCGCCTTTAAAGAAGTCGGGAATATTGTTGAACGCGGAGGATCCCTTGACGAAATAAATTCGCTCCTATCCCCTTTTAACGTTATGTATAAAATGGGCGTTATTAAGAAGGGAACAGAGGGTGGATGGCTACAAAACGGGAGCATTTACGACAAAGGGGAACCCGATGTTACTGGTTTGGTTCTGGTAACGACAGACGGTAAGCCGGTGGGTGGCACTGAAGGAGGCGCACCGCAAACCGGCCTGAGCCCTTTTTTGTCGGATCTTATCGGTGATCCAGGAGGGGAAACCGGGATAATGTCCGACGAGCCCGGGACGGCGCAGGCTGCCGAGAGCGCACCGCCAAAAGAGGCTCAGTCCAGGTCACCAGTATCTACCGAGACTGCAGCACCAGAACGGAAAGGCCTTTTAGAGACAGGGGGGCCAGCACCAAAAGGTCTACCCGAGGATATGGCCGATTGGGATGTAACCACCAAAACAGTGAACGGTAAGAAAGTCCCGGTTGTTATTACTGATTCGGGACCGGTGGAGTTAACCCAGGAAGAATACGAGTTGTGGAAAAAGTGGCAGGCTGGTCAAGAGCCATCCGGCGTAACCGCTTTGAAGAATGCAAGAAACATAAACGAAACACCCAACCCCGGACCGAGGCCTTTTTAATTGGAACCGCAATACGATTGGCAGACCATCCAGAGCAGCCCTGAATATTGGGATTTAAAACCTGAACAAAGGGCTCTTGCAAAAGCTGAATACTGGAAGCGATACGTTGAACCGTCCGAAGAACTGAAAGCGTACTCCCCGGAAAAGCAGGAACTCGCCAAGTCCAGGTTTTTGGAACCGGAAAACTACGTTCCTTATGAGCGTGGCTTTATCGGTGATGTTGGTTCGAGGCTTGCGCGAGGCGGTGTAGGCCTGCTTGAAAGTGTTGGTGGGGCTATGCGTCTTGCCGATGCGGATCCTACCCAGGAAACCGGGATAGTTGCCAAGGCTGGCAAGAGCCTGGCCGACTTTGCGGAAAGAACCAGGGAAGGCAGCGACTTTCTAAAACCGGACATTTCCGAAGCGACCGGAGCCGAGGGTGTTGTAAAGCGTGGTTTTGGTGGTGCTGTTGAAAGTGCCATCCCTTCACTGGCTCCACTGGCCGGTACGATAGCCGGTGCCAAGGCTGGCGGTCTTTTGGGAACGGCACTCGCCGGGCCTGCTGGCACCCTGCCCGGCACGATCATCGGTGGCGGGATAGGTGGTATCGGGACCTTGTTTGCTACGTTTGGGTTGGGTCAGTACCAAACCACTTATGACGATACGGTGTCCGAGCTTACCGGTAAGGGCGTATCCCCGGAAGAAGCGGACATCAAGGCCAGGAAGAACGCGCTTGTTTCAGCTACAGCAGAGGCCGGTGGCGAACTGATTGGCGACCTGGCAGCCATGACCTTCTTTGGCGTGTTCGGCGGCCAGGCGGCAAAACAACCGTTGAAGCTGACCATCAAGCAACTGTTGGGCGCCGGCAAGGTCGGATTCGCAAAAGCAATAGCCAAATCCGTACCGTTTGAAGTCGGTTCGGAAATGGGCACCGCATATTTTCAGGCCAAGGCCGCGCAAGAAGCGGGTGTCTCGACACTTCCCCCGGGCGAGGCAATGGCCGAGGCTGTTCTTCCTGCAGTATTCCTTTCCTTAATGTTCGGTGGCGCTGTCCATGGCATGAACCATATCGAGGCCACCAACATCTATAACGGTCTGAACTCCAAGGATCCAGAAACCCGGATTCGCGCGGCCGAGTCTATTTCATTGAGGATTAAAGACAAGGAGGAACGGCAGCAGTGGGCGAACATCGCCACCGGTTATATTGATTCTGGCGAACAAATGCCACTGGACAAGCCGATCATCGATTTCGCCATCCAGAAAAAAGAGGATGACGGTGGCAAGACGGCTGACATCCAGAGTGCAACATCTGTTGACGAAGCCCTAAAGGCTTTTGAAGATGCGACCAGACCGCTTGCTCCATCTATCGCTGCCCTAACCGATCCACTGTACCAGGACAGACTCCAAAGACAGGGGATGATTGATCGAGAGTGGGGTTACGGTCCCGAGTCCGACATTCAGAGGCAAGCACAGTTTCCGGCGCAGACTCCCGAGGAACAGGCGGCCATGGAAGCTGCCATTGTTGAGCAGCGTAATAAGGGCCCGCGTGAACAGGCTTTAAAAGCAGCGGGTTTGCTGCAGACCTCCGGTGAAATACCCAGCCAGGGTGTTGACGAAGCGCAGCAGCGCAGGGAAGTCGGCCGGGCCGCCCTGAAATATCCCAAGCCGGAAACACCGACCGGGATAGCGTTTCCCGAAACCGGGCCTACTCCCGATCGTGTGCCGCCCGGGATGGAGAGGACCGGTGCCTGGACGCATGATCCGGTAGGTGATTATTGGAAAGGCGTTGCTGCTAAAGAAGGTTTGCTTGAGTCGGCCGCCGAGCCTGAACGTGACTTGACCGAATATTGGGCTAATGTACGGGAAAAGTACGGACTGCAGGAAGAAACACCCGAGCCGCCACCGGTTGACACATCCGATGCAGAGTTTAAAGCGTGGGAACAGAAAGCCCAACGGGGTTTGACCGAAGAAGAAAAGGCCGAGTTTGCCGCCGAGATAGAAAAAGCGTCTGAATACAAAGGCATAATATCCGGCAAGGGGGAAGACGGCAAGACGGTCAAGCCTGCGCCTGCCGGGAAGAACGTCAAGGGAATCGTGGTTGAAGAGGAGTTTGAACCGACATCAAAAGATGAGTTAATAGAAAAATATCGCATCTATGAACGTGAGTTTGACAAAAAGATCAAGGAACACGGAAGCGTTAGCGCAGCAGAAACACATGCGCTTGCATCTTCTGGACTGTTGCAGGAAGGTGTTGCTGCGGCAAGACATCATTTAGGTTTGCCAAATACAATGAAGCCAGGGACGCCTTTAATGGAACGGGAAAAACCCACCCCCCCCATCAAAGGCCCCCAGACCAAGAAAGAAAAGGCGGCCAAGGCAACAGGAGTGCGTCGTGGTGAAGTCGGTGGGAAGATGCGCGAGGGCGAAGTTGTTATAACTTCTTCTGGCAGAAAAACGTCACCGTTCCCCAAAGTATCGTTTGGCACAAACCGCAAGGCCACCCTCACAGTTAGGAGGGGAGAACAGTGGTTAATTAAAGAAGCTGCCGAAGAAGCAAAATCAAGGGGTGACGGATTTAACCAGCGCAGCTTTGAACAAGACATTGGTGTTAAAAATGTCCCGCAGGCCAGCAAGGATTCAGCAGAGGAATACCTTTTTGGCGAACAACCGGAAATACCTAAAAGCATTTTAAAGCCGCTGATACCGAAAGAACCTATCAAAGGCCCAACCTCAAAGAAAGAAAAGGCGCTGAAGGAATACCGTGACTATGTTGCCGCCCTTTCCACCGAACAGCGCGAGGCGGTTTCCGACCTGATTGAAAAGGAACCGAAGCGACCGTCCGGGGCGCTGTTTAAGTTGCGGAAGGCTGTTGATGCGGCGAAACCGAAAAAGGCAGCGACAGAACCAAAGGCGCCTAAAACTGCTATCCCTGTTCAAGATAAAGATTTAAAAACGATACAAGAAATAACAGACCGAATAAAATCTATTGAAAAACAACGTGATGAATTAGAGCCCCCTGTTGAACATCACAAGTTTGCTGATTTTGAAAAAAGACTTGCTCGATTTACGAAAAGGCATGATTTTTTGTGGGCAAAACGGGCGAAACTTTTGTCTGAACAGAAAAGCCAGAAAGACACGCCGGGACCGGAAACCAAAGAGCCCAAAGCACCGGCCAGTAAGCCAAAGTACGGCGAGAAGAACAAACTTTTCACCAAGGATTCCGCAGATGCGGCCCGTGAATTGTTACGGAAAAAGCTCGGCCAGGTCAGCACAGGGCTTGACCCTGAACTAGTTCAGGCCGGTATCCAGCTTGCAGGGTATCATATTGAAGCCGGTGCGCGATCTTTTGGTGATTATGCAGCAGCCATGATTGCCGACCTCGGGAATGCGGTTAAGCCTTACCTCCGTGGATGGTATGAAGCAGTCCGGTATTATCCCAGCTTTGACGCAAAGGGTATGACGGAAGCGGCTGACATAAACGAAAAAGACTTGACCGACACCAAAAAAGTGATTAACAATAAGGAAGAAAAGGAGGTGCCTGATGGAACGCTACGCGAACCAACTGAGGAACCACCTGAAGGAGAACAAGCAGGCGATGTTTCTGGAACTGTTGAAGGCGAAACGCCTGGATCAACATTGCCGGGACCGGGGGGCCGAGGCAGAAAAGGAACTTCACGAAATGACGGCGGCAGGGATGCCGGACTTCATGGCGAACGAGATCGTGGTCAAGAACCTGCTGACAATGTAGATTATTCGATAACCCCCGATGATGCTCTCGGCGCAGGTGGACCGAAGCAAAAATATAAAGATAATGTAGCCGCTATCCGGGTTTTAAAAGACCTCGGACCCCGCAAGGCTACACCCGAAGAACAGGCCATTCTTGTTAAATACGTTGGATGGGGTGGCCTGCCACAAGCTTTCCCAAAGCCTAACGGCGATGTTTCAACCGGTTGGCAATCCGAAGTCGACGAACTCCAAGACGTTTTATCGTCCGAAGAATACGCGGCAGCGCGGAAAAGCACCCAGGACGCCCATTACACCAGCGCCACCGTAGTTGGTAAGATTTACGATGCCATTAAAAAGTTTGGGTTTAAGCAAGGCAAGATCCTTGAGCCAGCCATCGGCACGGGTAATTTTGTCGGCCTCATGCCTGCATCTATTCGCAGCAGGTCGAGCATAACAGGGATTGAGCTTGACCCCATCACGGCGACCATAGCAGATAAGCTTTACCCGAAACAGCGCATTGTTAATTCTGGGTTTGAATCAGTTTCAATAGCGCCGGGTAGTTTCGATCTTGCTATTGGCAACCCGCCTTTTGGTGATAAAAAGCTATTCGATTCACAACATCCTGAGTTTAAATCCTTCTCTATTCATAATTTCTTTTTCGCCAAAAGCCTTGTCGGTTTGCGTCCTAACGGCCTTTTGTCCATGGTGGTAAGTTCATCAATGATGGATAAGCGCGGAATGGACCAGCGTAAATGGTTGGCAGGCAGGGCCGAGCTTGTTGGGGCAATCAGGCTCCCGAACACTGCTTTTAAAAGCAATGCCGGCACAGAAGTTACAACTGACATCCTGTTCCTACGAAAACTGATGGACGGCGAACAAATCCCAGACGCTAAATGGATAGATTTAAAACCGATAGAAGCAGAGGACGGTACAAGCTACCTCGTTAATGAATATTTTGCCGATCATCCTGAAATGGTTTTAGGTGTACCGGTAAAAAATAAGCTCCACCCGGGCGAAGTCGTTGACGGCGTTTATAAGGGAGTCGCCGGGTTTGCCCCGAATGAGGGTGTTGACCTGGGAGAAGCGATTGATGCGGCTGTATCGTTTTTGCCGAAAGATATTTATAGGGCAGGACAAACAGTTGAAGAAGTGCAACGCCCTGAGATTCTTGTTTCAGACGTTGGTTTTTCGCAACCTTACGGATATACGGTTGACGATAGCGGCAATGCTGTCCGGCGCCTACCGGATGTAAACGGCGAGCATGTGTTTGAGCCGGTCCTGTACGCGGGTAAACCGTTGGCTGGCAAGCGCCTTGAAAAATTTAAAGGGCTCTTGAAAATAAGGGACGCGGTTAGAACGCTAATCCGGGCAGAAATTGCAGACGAAAGCAAAGCGACTCTTGACCGGTACAGAAAAAAACTGAATAGGGTTTATGATGGTTTCGTAAAAAAGCACGGCTATATTTCAGTGCCGGCTACCTCGAAAGTTTTAAATCAGGATCCGACTGACCTTCCCCTGTTGAGATCACTGGAGGAAAAATTCGATTCGGGTGTTTCCGCTGCTGTTGCCAGAAGGACCGGAGAGAAACCGCGTGGTCCGAGAGCAAATAAATCTTCTATTTTTACAGTAAGAACCCGGGAACCATACCGTGAAGCAACAACCGCGGCAAACGCTAAAGATGGTCTTGCGATTGTCTTGCGCGAAGACGGCTATGCTGACATTGACCGGATTGCAGAACTGACAGGGAAGACGGTTGACGAAGCGGTAAAGGACCTGGCCGACATAATTTTCAAGAACCCGGTGACTGAAGGATATGAGACTTCAGACATCTACCTTTCTGGTAACGTAAAGAAAAAACTCACGCAGGCTAAGGAAGCACGATCAAGGGATGCAGTTTATAACGATAACGTGGAAGCGTTAAAAAAGGTTCTCCCTAAAGATGTACCGGTCGAGAAAATCCACTTTGAAGTCGGAGCTACTTGGATTCCGGCCCAGGTCTACGAAGATTTTTCAAGGGAAGTCCTTGAGCGAAATGCAACGGTTCAATATATCGAGGATGTTGGTGTCTGGAACATCAAAGTTGAAAAGGGAATAAGCCCTTTTGACAGTACCCGGAGATCGGCGGCAAAAATATACACCGACTTAGTTACCGGTTCTGATGTTGCTGTTTATGAATATATAGATAAAAAACGGGTTTTCGATAGGGAAGGCACCGTAGACGCGCAACAGAAAGCGAAAGAAATCAATAGTGCCTTTCAGGATTGGGCGTTGAACGATACAGACAGAAGAAAGATAATATCTAAGAATTTCAACGATAAAGTAAATACGACCATTGATGGCAAGTTTGATGGCAGCCACATGGTTTTTCCTGGTATGGGAGTTATAACCACTGGCGTCAAGCGCGACGATCAACTAATGGCCCACCAAAAGAATGTTGTTTGGCGGCTCATTCAAAAAGGGAAGGGTCTTGTCGATCATGTTGTCGGAAGCGGGAAAACCTTTCTTTCAATAGCAACCGGGATTGAAATGAAGCGCATGGGCCTTTTAAAGAAACCCATGTATGTTGTCCCTAACCATCTTGTAGGGCAGTGGGCAATGGATTTCCAACGGCTTTATCCTGGCGCAAAAGTCCTTGTGATTGACAAAACAAACTTTGTTAAAAGCAAGCGGCAAGAATCTATGGGCCGAATCGCCACGGGTGAGTGGGATGCGGTGCTTGTGGCTCATTCCAGTTTTGGTTTTGTAAAGATGCCGTATGAATATGAAAAGAAATTCTATGCCGACCAGATTGCCCAATACGAAGCGGCAATAGTCGCACTTTCCAAGTCAGAAGGGAAAAAGTCTCGGTCCGTTAAACAGATGGAGAACGCCAAGGATAAACTCAAATCGAAGATGCAAGCCTTGGCTAATCGACCAAAGGATGCAACGGTTGACTTCTCCGAGCTTGGTGTTGATGCCCTGTTTGTGGATGAGGCGCATGAGTTTAAAAACCTGTTCTATGCAACTAAACGCAACAGGGTAGCAGGGCTTGGGAACCAAAAAGGAAGCCAAAAAGCCTTTGATATGTTCGTTAAGACTCAGTTTATTAGCGAAACGAACAACGGCAGAGGGGTATTCTTTTTAACCGGCACACCCGTTTCAAACTCCATTTCTGAAATGTATACAATGATGCGGTATCTTGAATATGACCGCATGAAAGAAATGGGTATCCGACATTTTGACCAGTGGGCAAATATGTTTGCGTCTGCTGTTTCAGATTGGGAGGTTGACCCATCTGGGACACGGTATCGTCTTCAGACAAAAATGGATTTCGTTAATGTCCCGGGATTAATGGCGTTTTATAAAGACTTTGCCGATGTGGTTAGCACAGACGATTTGCAAAAATGGGCCAAAGAACGTGGGCAGACTTGGCCTATTCCAGACATAAAGGGTGGAAAGCCTGAAACGGTTGTTGCTGAAAAGTCGGACCTGCAAAAGAACTTTATGGATTGGATTGTCCAACGGTTTGATAATATGCCGTCCGATCCAAAAGAAGATAATCCGCTGAAAGCAACCGGCGAGGCAATGAAGGGATCGCTCGATATTAGGTTGATTAATCCATCCTTACCTGACCATCCGGGTTCCAAAGTCAACCTTGCGGTAAAGAATATTACAGCAACTCATAAAAAATGGAACGCCCGGAAGGGAACTCAGCTTGTTTTTTGTGACTTGAGCGTACCAAGCAAAGCAAAGGGTAAACACACTGCTGAAATAAAAGCACTTCAGCAACGAATCCGCAAACTTGAAACAAAACTTGAAGCGGAAACAGATCCAGAAAAGCTGTCAAGTATTGAAGAAGAATACACGAAACTGACAGACAAGTTTGAAAAATATTCGCCTGCCGAGCTTATGGCCGCGAGTTCAAAGTTTTCAGTCTATGACGATGTAAAGGCAAAGCTGATTTCTAACGGGATACCTGAAAACGAGATTGCTTTTATCCATGACGCTAACACCGATCTTCAAAAAGAAGACTTATTTTCAAGGGTTAGGAATGGTCGTGTTCGTGTGCTAATCGGGTCAACAAGCAAAATGGGCGCTGGCATGAACGTTCAAAATCGTTTAGTTGCCTTGCACCACCTTGACGCACCATGGAGGCCGAGCGATCTTGAACAGCGTGAAGGCCGTATTATCAGGCAGGGCAACAAGTTTTTCATGGAGGCCCTAAAGAAAGGCGAGAAATTTGCTGTTGATATTTTCCGATACGCCACAAAAGAAACGCTGGATACAAGGCGCTGGCAGATAATCGAGCGCAAAGCGAAAACGATTGAACAGCTCAGAACTGGCAACCTTCAATGGGGTGAAGTGATTTCAGACACTACGGGTGCCGCCGCGAACGCCGCAGAAATGAAGGCGGCGAGTAGCGGGAACCCGCTTATACTTGAAGAAATCCAGGCAAAAAAAGACCTTGAAACTCTTGAGATGGAAAAGCGGTCAGACCGGTCAAAACGTTTTGGGTTCAAAAATACTATCGAGCATAGGGACAAACTTGAAAAGAGTTATAAAGGCGACCGCAAGACCATTGAAAAAGACATAAAATTTATTGAAAACCATCCGAGAGATAACACCCCAGAAGGTTGGTCGGTTTTCATCAACGAAAAACAATACACGGCAAAGGGCCTTATAAGTGTTCCTAAAAAATACGAAGGCAAGGACAAGGGCGAAAAGAAAGCCAACGCGAAAGCGATTAAAGATGCAACAGAAAACAATGCCAAAGCCCTGAAGAAAGCAAAGGCCGATTTTGAAGTTGGCATTAAAAAAGAACTTGTCCCGTATCTTGTAAGGGACTTGAAGGCTAATCTTGCAGATTTTACCGTATCAATTAGAGGAATAGAGTTTGATGTAACCAGGAACCATTATTCACCAACTATAAATTTTGAGCCAAGCATTGGTGTGGCGCAAATTTTTAGCCGTGCGTTATGGCACAGTTACGGGCCCTCTTATGATGTGAGAGATTTGAATTCAGACGGTCTTTTTGTTGAAGGGCTTATTATCCGGTTGCACAATGCTATCGGCAGCATGGTAAATGATAGAGAAGTCGCCGAACAAAACATGAAAAAGAATCGGGAAGAAGCGAACCGGGAAGCCGACATTGCCGATCGTGGCCTCAAGAAACCTCCGTTTGATGAAACCAAGATTCAAGATGCCCGGAAAAAGCACACGGACATTTTAACTCAACTTCAAACAGAAAGCGCAAACGAGCCTACCGAGGTTCCTGATTTTTCAATGTGGACCGATCAGGTGATCGAACGGTCAGCGAGTCCGACACCTACCCCGGGATACTATGAACGGGCCAAGGGACCCAGCGGCGAAATGGAATGGCTTCCCGCAATAGGGTCTAAAAAGATAGAAATTTACCCTTGGGTAGAAACTTTTGTAAGAAAAAAGGAAATCGGCACTAAAAATATTTGGTCTGTTTCCGAGGCGTCAACAGGTTCAAAGTTTCCTGGTTCATTCGGTACTCGTAAGGCCGCTGTATCTGATGCGAAAAGACAACTTGATAATGTAGGAAAAGATGCTTTTCTTGATATGATAAAGAGCCATATCGCTAATATAGGGGAGTCTCCATGGAGTACTGGCAAGCCGAAACTCTCCACCAAGACCGACCGCCGCACCCATCCCAAAGATCCTGGCGGAGCAGAGTACACAGAACAAACCCGTCGTAGTCCGTTAACGCCAAGATTACGCAGAAAAGACCGGCGCGGCGACACGATTACCGCTAAACAAGTAGCGGCAGAATTTCGCAAGATGGGGTTTGGTTCAAATATTGCCGGTGATAGTGTCACCGTCAGAACTCCGACCGGCAGTATAGCCATAAACGTTGCTGACAGCATCGTAACGGACGACGGTGCCACGATTTCATTCTCTTACGGGCGCGAGGCCAAGGCGGGGGAGAAAGTCGCAGGGTCGTACTTTAATGGCGCTATTGACCTGAAGCGCAATTTAGCCGACAAATTTACGTTATCGCACGAACTGTTCCACCACATGAAAACGGCGGGGCTATTCAATCCTGCTGAAGAAGCCCTGTTGGCAAAGCACGGTGACGAAGAAGCGCAGGCCCGTTGGATTGAAGGACAGTTGCGAAATCGAAAGAATACTCGCGGTATTGCCGGCAAGCTGGTTCAGAAGGTTCGGGACTTTATTGACGCGATCGTCAATTCATTCATCAGGACGGAACGAGGCATATTGAGGGATGTCGAGGCCGGTAATATTCTGCAGCGCCAGGGAACCCCGAACGCCAATGAAACACAGCACTCCACCATAGCCGGTCGGTGGCAGTCGCAGATGGCCAACTTCCTTTCCGACAAACTCCCCGGTTCAGGTAGTCCAAAACAGATTTTACAGACGTTGGATTCTTGGGCCAAGAAGGGGTTGATAAAGTCTGAGGAACTGGAATGGTCGGGGTTGCGGGAGTGGCTTGCAGAGCAAGATGGCAAGGTCGGGAAACAGGACATCCTCGACTTCCTGGCGGCGAATCATGTTCAGGTTAAGGAAGTGGTGAAAGGGAAGCAGTCCAAATACACTATAGATGATATCGAAAACGGGGAATTAGAGCAATTAGAAGACGGGACTTGGGCTGTATGGCAGGGTGAATTTGCAGAACAAGTGGGCGAAGGTGAAACCGAACAAGCCGCAATTGATGATGCTGTTAAGACTCTCGGAATAGCCGGTATGTCTGTAGACGACACCAAATTCTCCCAATACCAGGAACCCGGCGGGGAAAATTATAAAGAGCTTCTGCTTACGCTGCCGGAAACGAAGCAAAAAGTCGAAATCCCAAAAATAGCAGAGACGAAACAGGGGTACGATGATAGATGGTTTGTGTCTGACCAAAATGGGGATCAAATAAGTGGTGATGGTCACCCAACGAAAGAGGGAGCAATTGAGAAAGCCAAAGCTCATATTGATAGATATACTAAAGAGATAGCTCCGCAAAAATCTCAATACAAATCCCGCCACTTCGACGAGCCAAACGTATTAGCGCATGTCCGCTTCAACGAACGCACCGGGCCTGACGGTGAGCGGGTTTTGTTTATTGAGGAAATCCAGAGTGACTGGCATCAGGAGGGGCGTAAGAAGGGGTACAAAGGTAAAGGATTGCCGCCTGGTTACCGGGTATCGGGGTCACCAAATGATTTGGGCCGTTTTGTTGTTTACGATAGTAATGGAGTGATTATACCCTCCCCACGCGGACACGCCACAGAACAAGAAGCCATTGCTTATGCAGTGAAGAAAATCGACGTACCCCCCAACGCCCCCTTCAAAAAGACCTGGCCCATGCTCGCCATGAAGCGCATGGTCCGCTACGCAGCGGAGAACGGCTTCGATCAGATTGCTTGGACACCGGGGGAGGTGCAGGCTGATAGATATGATTTTAGTAAACAGATAAAAGAAATTTTCTATCGTCAACATAGCGATCAGTCTGATAAATATGAGTTTAAAGCAACTGCTCATAGTGGTGAAACCGTAATTGAAGAAGTTGGTATACCGTTATCGCGCATTGAAGAAATATCGGGGAAAGAAATTGCCGAAAAGATAAAAAACGGAAAGGGCACGGACAATTCTGCCGCCCTTAGAGAATGGGGAGAACAGACCGGGGTTAACCTTAATGTTCAGGCTGGCCAAGAAGGAAGGGTACTCTCCGGCCTCGACCTAAAAGTAGGCGGCGAAGGCATGAAGGGTTTTTACGACAAAATTCTGCCTGCTGCCGCCAACAAATTCTTCGGCAAGAAGGCTTGGGGTGGGGCGCGGGTGGGAACGGCAAAAGTAGCCGCTGATGATACTAAATACACCGTTGAAAAATACGGTGAAATTTACAGGATACGTCAAAACGGTGTGTTGTTGCACGGCCCCGGATTTAAATCCGCAGAGGCCGCATGGTCAAGGGTAGAAAAGGCCCAAGAATCCGATTTAAAAGAAGTCTGGTCCCTCCCCATAACCCCCCAGATGCGGAGCAAGGCGTTGTACGAGGGGATGCCGATGTTCAGCACAAAGATCATCGACACCCTAACCAACGAAGTCGGCAGCAGCCAGCTGGCCACGGACATCTACAACTTTGCGAACGGCCTGGTACAATCAGGAATTAAATCGTTCAAGGTTTTTACGGCCAGAATTTACAATAAATTCAAGGAAGTTTACAAAAAGATCAAACCTCACTTAAAATCAATGTGGGACACCCTGAACAATCAGGGCGGCTACATCGTACTCCAAGAGGGCGAACAGAAACACTCCTACCAGGAAACGCTTGAGCCCGTTACAGATCAGGACGTTATTGAAAACCGGAAATCGAAACGGAACGTCAAGCTTGCTGCAGAAACAACTATTGCCCGGATCGGATCGGAAATGGCCGAGGGGATTGATAAGTTTACCGGGGCCATATCGACCAGGTTGGGCAACATCAGTAAAAAAATAAAATCCAAGATACGGCGGCTGGACTTTGACATCAACAAAAAATCAGCCGCGGACGTTGAGGCAGTCATGCCTCTGCTTAAAAAAGCCCGGAAGAAGATGACCCGGGACGATTACGCAGATTGGGACTATGTCCGTAAAAACTCAGCCATCGACAAGATAAATGAGCTAATCGACAAGTATGGCCTGCGAACCGAATACGATAAGTACCGGGAGGTTTTAACCCGGTTGCGGCGTGAGGGTCTTGATGTGGGCCTTGAGATAGGGCTCATACAAGAATACGCGCCCAGGATATTAAAGGACCCCAAAGGTTTTCTGACCGCCATTGGCAAGGATCCTGATTGGGGGGTTTACAGCGAACAGATAAAGAAACGGGCTAAAGAGCTAGATATGGACATGGAGGATATGGACATCGACCAGAAAGCGGCGATCGTATCCAACATGATCCTTGGCGGTTACTCAGGCCTGGGTGGTGTGCCAGCAACGAAAGAAAGAAAGCTCAAAAAAATACCTGCCTATCTGAATCGATTCTACATGGATTCGGACGGGGCCCTGATGCGGCATATCTACGGGATGCGGAAACTAATCGAGGGTAGAAAGTTTTTCGGTAAGATCCCGAAGAAGGTTGCCGAGATGCGGCGGCGGTTGCGCCTGGCCGAAACTCACATGCGGAAGCTTCAGGATGAAATGAAAACCGCGTCCACCGAAGATAAAGCCAAGATGAAAAAACGGTGGAACAAACTGTTCGGGCTCAAAAAACAGTACCAGGCGTATCTTGATAAATACTCGATGCAACGTGATTACCGGCAGAATATCGGTGCCTATGTGGTGGAACTGATCGAATCGGGCGAGATCCGGCCTCACCAAGAACGTGTTGTCAATGAGATCCTAAACGCGAGATTCCACGAAAAAGGCGCCTACGGAGTCGTACAGGCGTACAAAAACCTTTCCTATATGGATACCATGGGTTCACCCATCAGCGCCTTGACACAGATAGGTGACATGGCTTGGGCGGCCTTTGACGGTGGACTTATAAAGGCACTGAAACATGCCGGCCGATCGATACTTAAAAAATCACGGATTACCAAGGAGGATGTTGGGATAGAACGAATCGCCCAAGAGTTTGAGGACGCCGGATCCTTGGGCAAGGCGGTTTCGTTTGTGTTCAAATGGGTAGGCCTGGAAAAGATTGACTCGATCGGTAAAGAGGCTTTGCTGAACACGGCCTTTGAAAAATATAAAAAGCAGGCCAAGAGCAACCCGGACAAGTTGAAGTCCCAAATATCAGAAATCTTTGAAGATGAAACCGATCAGGTTATCGAAGACCTGAATAATGACGAAATTACCGACAACGTAAAGCTATTGGTTTACAGCAGGCTGCTTGACTTTCAACCGGTGGCCCTGTCCGAGATGCCTGAAAAATACCTGACGGCCGGTAATGGTCGCCTGTTTTACATGCTGAAAACATTCACGTTAAAGCAGTTTGATATTTATCGCAACGAGATTTACAACAAATTCAAGAACGGCGATCGGGCAGACAAGGTTCAGGCCATAAAGAATCTTGTGAGGCTCACAATGTTTTTTGTGATTGCCAATGCTGGCGCCGACGAACTGAAGGATTGGGTGCTTGGCAGAAAGACCGACTTTGAGGACAGGGCGGTGGATAACATGCTACGCCTGGCCGGGGTATCGAAGTTTTACACATGGAAAGCCCGGACGGAGGGTATCGGGTCCGCTACCCTGAAACTGATACTGCCGCCTGTGAAGTTCATCGATTCGCTGACCAAGGACATCACAAAGGCCGGGGATGAAAAGGGCCTGGAAACTGTTGGATCCATACCGCTGGTTGGTAAGTGGGCATACTGGCGCATGGGCCGCGGGGTAAGTAAGCGTGACGATCTTTGGGACATTCGGCTTAGAAAAGAAAAGCGCCGGCTGAACGATATTAAAAACCGGATGGAAGAAGCCCCCAACCAAAACGCCTTCAGGCAAAAATATAACCGGGAACTATCGAGACTCCGTAGGGCAAACGCGCTGCAGGGCAGGTTGAACAATTTTAAACAAAGAATCAACCGGTTAAAAAAGTCGGGTGGAAACAAGGCCGATATTGACAGGCTTGCCAATAAAAGGATAGACTTCATTAAACAATTTCTTAAAGAATAAAGGAGTTAAGCCATGGCTGGTGCATTGACAACCCCAACGAGAACGACCCAGGACATCGGGCAAATAATGAAGGCTGAGATCAAGATCAGCCTTGCGTGTGTTTCCGACAGCGCAACTGGATTGGTGCCTGACCAGGCGTTGACCGGGCTTGATGGATATGTGCTTACCCAAGTTCAACCGGTCCCGGATGCAGTTGCGCCCTTTACGAGTGCGTTTGAAATCAAGATCATCGATGCGAACACGGCCAGGTTGTATCTCAGCGGTAGCGTTGCCGTAGACAGTTACGAGATTCTTGGAGGTCAGACCGGGTCAAACGATGGGAACTATCCTAGAATGGATGAAGCATCAACCTTTAAGATTGTGGATCCTGCCGACAGCGTATCCACATTAAGTGTCGGGAACTCAAAAGAAATCACGATTATCTTAAGGTTCGAAAGACAGGTCTAACCCATTTTTGGCTGGTGACGCAATGAAATCCTCCGAACATGATAGAGCGTTAAAAAAGTATAATGTCGGCAAGAAGTTTTTTGGTTCAGGCAACCTGATGTTTGACGGGAACTTTCTTTTAACCAACCATGAACCGTTTATAGCCTCGGTTGAATATGCCAGGAATGCATTGAGTTTTTACACATACGTTCCAGAAAGAGATGATTGCGATAATTACGCTTTCATGCAGTATGGCCGGCAGCTTGAATACTTTTCCAGAAACGGTGGTGGTAATTTTTCTCGCACGTTCGGGCCATGTTGGGGATACTGGAACAATAAAAACCATATGTGGGGGTATGGCCTAACCGACATGGGGTTTTTCCATGTGAACTATGGCCACATAGTCACGCCGGATTCATATAAAGGAATTGGGAGCATTACATCATGAATAAAATCATACCAATTTTATTGGGCCTTCTTTTGATGACAGGCTGCGCCGGTACAGGATTCAAAACTAAGGCTCAGTCCGGTGTTGCAGATAAAACGACCGGTGATTCATTAACGGGCACCGAGTTTACCGCTGTGAAAAACACTGCCGACACAGCGGACGCGCTTGCTACCGTTAACGAATCAGCCATTTCAGGTATAAAGGATGGTTCTGTTGCTTTAACCACGCCTGCGCTTGGAACACCTGCGTCCGGGACTTTAACCAACGCAACCGGATTGCCAGTCTCAACGGGTGTAAGCGGTCTTGGTGCAAACGTTGCCACCGCTCTGGGTGTCGCCGTTGGTCAAACCGGGGCACCGGTTGTTTATGATGGTGCGCTCGGAACCCCAACCGCTGGCACCCTCACGAACGCAGACGGCCTACCTATAGACGGTGGCACAACTGGAACATTGCCAATAGCCAGAGGCGGGACAGCGGCAGTAACAGCAGCAGCGGCAAGAGTGAGCCTTGGAGTTCCACCTGTATCGTCATGGGCAACAGCGACTTCATATGTAACCACCACTGACTCTCCAAACCGGATGGTTTATAATGATGGAATTCTTTACAAGTGTGTTGTCGCCCACACTTCTGGCGACACCGACGACGAGCCTGGAACCGGTGCGACTTGGCAAACATATTGGGAAGCTGGTGGCAGCGGCTTCGATGCCGAAAATCCTGGCGAGATTGGTGGAACGACTCCAGACGTGGTTAACGCTACTCAAGTTGTGATTTCAAGGAGTGCCACCCTGGGGGATACGTGGGAATTTCGTGAAGGCTCAGAGAACGGTGACAATTATACGTCTATCGCTGGTGCGGCTGCACAGGAGTTTGACGTAGATTATGTTCTGATAAACAAAGAAGACGCTGACCTGCTTGGACCACCTTGGCCTCATCCGGCAAGAACTGCCGAATATAATGCACTTGGTCAATATTCTTCCCATGACATTATTCCGTTTTCTGGTGCCGACACTGCTATAAACCTTGCTCCGGTGTCGAGTCTTTCAGCTAATTCGTGGGTTTGGGCGCACTCGTTAGATGCGAATGATAAGTATGTTAATCCTAACGCAAGCGATTATATTTGCTACAACGCTGCGGGAACCTTTACTTGTCTCGATGATGGTGATTCAGTTCTTATTACTGATGTAGGCACTGCGATATTTTATAGACGGAACGATGGTGCCGGGTGGAACGTGTCTCACCCGAGTTTAACACTCGCTGATGCAGGGGCAGGCTGTAGCGGATGGAATTGTGGAATTGCCTCTGACGGCAATGTTCAGGCTTGGTATAAATTCGATGATGGAGCTTTGACAACCGATTCCAAGAATTCATGGACCCTTACGTCGAATGGGACTCCCGTTGCTGACACAGTGGACTATATCCAAGGAGACGCTTCGGTGGACTTTGAGGGTGATGATAATGACTATTTTTCAATGGCCGGAACGACTGATGATTACGGGTGGGCAACCAGCAGCGACCTTGCAATTACTGGATGGTTCAAAGTCGAATCGTCAAACGTGAACAGAAACATATTTTACAAACAGGATGTTATCAGAATTGCGTTTGGCGCGGGAAATAAATTTGTACTTTCTGTTGATGATGACGATGACGGCAGCTGGGACACATACCAGCATGGATCAACGCTACAGGACGGTAGATGGTATTTCTTTGCGGTCACCATAAACGGAGGTGGTGCCGGGGCGTACACTATTCATTTGTGGGATTCAGTGGCGGAAGCAAGGGTTGGTACGGATATTTCGGATGTGTTTGACGATACAGATTCGCCTTACAATTTTGATGAAACGGACACTGTTTATATATCCAGTACAGGCACGAATGAATTTGACGGCAGGGTGGACGACATTGTTATATGGGATTCAACTCTATCGGAGACTATAATTGACCAGATTCGGCAGGGGACGTATGGACAGTAAAAAGCTTTTTACTTTTATATTCTTACTTATGTTCGCTACGCCTGCATCAGCGACCACGTTTTACATCGGATCTCACGCGGCAGCGGAACATCCGGGTGTGGGATATGCGACTTACGACGCCTTTAAATCTACCGCATCACCGTCAACCAGTGATGATCTGTATTTTGAAAACGGTGAGACTTTCACCTTTGGTGGTGCAAACCATAATATCGTCATAAATTGGCAAGGAACTTCTGGTGACAGGGCGATTATCGGCGGTTGGTCGTCTGATGCTGAGGCGAGCACCACAAAACCGATTCTTGATTTTGAATGGACGTGGCCGGGTGATGGTTTAGGCGGTGGAATAAACGACTGCAAAACAAGCGGAGGATGGGATAAGGGTAAATGCTGGACCCCGGCGATTAAAGTTATGGATAGAGATTATGTAACAATCGAAAATTTAGACATTCGAAATGTCGTGGGTGTGGGGCCGGTCCTCGATGATGGTGATTATCCAATCATGGATGGTGTAAAGGTTGATCGAACATGGGGGAAAAGCGGAAGTGTTAGCGACGTGCCCACGTCCGCTACAATACAAAACTGCGAGTTTTCCAGGTCTGCGCAACTTTTGAAAGAATTTATTTGCTCAAGAAAGGGCGGTTTCGCGATAACTCGGACAAACGGGGCGGTTTTTACAAAAAACTATATCCACGATCAGCATAACGAGGGCGTTGACATTATTAAGAATAGCCAAAACTTTGAAGCAAGTTTTAACCGGTTTGATAGTGTGCGCGGACCGGCCTTGGTGGTGTCCAGATCGAGAACAGGCGTGGTTAAATTCAATGTTTTTACGCACACAAAAGATTCGATTGTTCCCCTCAAGGGTGCTTGTCTGACTATAGATCAGGAAGACGACACGAAGTATCCTGTAGCTTGGGTAGTCAAAGACATCCTGGTCTATGGAAACATTTTTTACGGGATACGCGGGAACGCCATAGATATTGCTAACAATAATATATATGTGGATAACGGCCACTTTTCAAACATTGACGTAATAAATAACACTGTAGTCGGTGCGAGAACTCCGTTAAGGCTTCATGACACCTTTGCTTGCGATTGGTCTGGCGGCGAAGTATCGGGGAACATTTTCTATACTGCAGGTACAACTTTTATCGATGGAAAACCAGACAAGGTTATCGCGGCAGGCATGACCTTCTATGGTAATTTTTACGCGGCGCTGATGTATTCCGGTCAACTCCCGCCTGCTTCGGCGCGGCATGCATTGGATAGATATGGTGAACCCCCGTTTAATTCTACCTTGGGAGACGGAAGACAGTTTAATTATGAAGAAGCAATGGTTTCTCACGCAGCACTTCCAGCCGGGTCAAGGGCAATAGGGTCAGGCATAAACAATAGCAGCCATAACTCTTCTTTGTTTAATCCCGCGTCAACCGACCCACAAACGGCAACATTATCAACGGTTGGTGCTACAGCGGATTGGGATTTCGGAGCGGTTGACTACGGGGGAACCTCTACGCCACCCAATGAGACAGATTGCAGCAACGGTATTGATGATGACGGTGATACGTTTACTGATTGCGACGATTCTGATTGTGTTGACGATCCAGCTTGTGAAGTAGCACTGGAAACCAATTGTTTCAACGGGTTCGATGACGACGGTAACGGAGATACAGATTGTGCAGACGCGAACTGCCAGGCAACCGAGGATGCTTGTGTGGAAAGTGAAGAATCGCCATACTGCACAGACGGGATTGACAATGATGGGGACGACTTAATTGATTGCTATTACGGAAGGTCTGACCCTGGATGTGCATGTGGTGAGCCTGAATATCACACACAACCAAAAATATTAGGTGGAATAAGCAAATAGGAGAAACACAATGGGAGAAATTAAAACCACGCCGCAGTATATTGTTACTGCAGAGCCGACGACAAACAAAATTGAAAAGGTTACTTTCACAATTAACTTCGGTTCTCCATCAACAGTAACAGTAAATTTTAATCTTGTTTCAATAGGCGGAACAGTCTTGAAACGTCATTCGTTCGACATTGATGGGGCTGAATTTACCGCGCTGTTTGATGGTATAGGATCTACTCTGAACAGCCGGATAGAATCAAATATTTGGTCATATGTTCAGGATAATTATGATACCCAAGCAACACCTTAAAAGGAACTAAAATGAAAAAAGTAGTAGGATTAATTGTATTCATGGCGGCAGCATTTTTGTTCGTCGGGTGTTTCGAGCGTGAAGAGACGGCTAGTCCGCCAATCGCACCGGCAAAACGGCTGACTGATGCGGAAGTAGCTGCGGGGACATCGACCGCATATGGGTTGATCACCCCTAAGATTTATGCAGACAACCTTGGCATTGGTGCTGGTGAGGCCACCACCTACGAGGTACTGAATACAAATTCTGACGTAGATACTGATTTAACGGATGGTGCTACGGCAAGCACTGTCCCGGCTGCTGCGGCTACTAAGACGTATGCTGATTTGAAAGAAACCATCGTTACAGAAGGCTCTTTGGGGGATTCTGTTATTGTATCTGCTGATATTAAAGATGGAGTAATTCTTGTTGCGGATATGGCGGCAGCAGCGGTGGTTACTGAGTCTGATACTATCGCGGGGAATGATAACGATACGACCGTACCGACCAGCGCGGCTGTGAAGGATTATGCTGATTTGAAATTGGATGGATATACCGTATGTTCAAATCTATCGGAGTTTACCACCGCAGAAACCGCCGGTGAAGGAATTTGGGTGGATGGGACCATCACTATGACGGGTAACATTGAAGTCAATGTGCCTGTGTACGTTTCCCCTGATGATGGTTTGATTGTTACGACAGGGCATACATTAACTTTTGGTGATGGTGGATCGATTGATGCCGGTAGATATACTATATTCACAACAGCCTCGGATGGAACTGAAATCGTTGGATTAAAAGAGGCAAAAGTTGAATGGTTTGGTGCGAGCCCAGGCGCTTCGGCAGCAAACAACAGCACATATTTCGAAACTGCTGATAATGTTTGCGAACAAGGAGTTGTAACGGTTGGGGTCGGCACGTTCGCAATGAACGGGTGGGGCATTGAGTCTGTGTTTTGGCGCGGCGCTGGGGGCCATGGGACAATATTAGATATAGCAAGTGGTAGTATTCAAATTGACAACCAAGCCGCAGGATCGTCCTCAAACCCGGGAGAACTGGCATATTTTAGTATTACGGGTGCAACCACTTCTGCGTTGATTTCTGTCCAAACCGAAAGCGCATTATTTAAAATTCATAATAATTTAATTTATAGCGGAGGCGGCGACGGAATCCAGCTTGCCACTGGCGGCGCTTCTGTACATTGCACGGGTATTGAAATATATGACAATAAAATTGCTTTAAATGCAGATGACGGTATTTATGGTACTGCAACATCAACAGCTCAAATTAATACTATATTTATCCATCACAATGATATCGGCAGTAATACAGGTGATGGTATACAGCTTTTTGGTGCGACCAGTATCGTGGTTGAAAACAACCAGATCCAAAACAACGGGGTGTATGGAGTAAGTACCCTGGCGGTTGGTGACTCAAGCCAGAATTTTAGCAATTTGCAGATTGTAAAAAATCATTTCGAAGGGAACGATACAGGCAGTATTTATATGTGGGGTGAAAATGACGATTCACCCGTTAATGTTAGACATATCATAGATTTTGTAATAGATGGAAATTTCTTTTACACAAGCGACACAGTAGATGCATACATTACCTTTATTGCAACGGGCACAGGTGATGCCGCAGGATACAATGCGTTCAGAAATGGTTCTATCAAAAACAATAGATTTACTTCTAGCGGAACTGTTACTGACTATATAGATTTCGGAGACACATGTAATAGAGATGTTTTTGTGTTGTTACAATACTCAGATTTTGACGGGGCGGAGCTTAACGGAGACCATCGCTATTACGAAGTCAATCTAGATGAATATACTAATTTTGGAACGGAGAGAACTCCGACATTTATTTCCAGTTATTTATGCGGCAATTCCGGGGCACCATCTGAGACTCCATTATGGATTGGGCAGGAGTATTACGATTTCACAAACGACGTTTTGTATCGGGCTGTTGAAACGGATTCTGCTGCGGATTGGAAAACCAGCGTAATTGTTGGTGAAGATATCGCTACAACAGGATCTATCAGTGGAACAGCCGTGCCTGTTTCGGTGGTAAATTGTACGGGAGCGCATGATACGGGTGACGATGCATTGATACTCGTGGATTCAGGAGAATCATTGACGGTAGATGCTTATATCGGCATGACATTATATAACATCGACGATGGCTCAAGTTGCACAGTTGCTGATAATGACGGAACAAGCATAACGTGCGAAGATTATTCAGTGGGTGTGGCGAGTGGACTTACCGGCGGAACAGATGATAATTGGACTACAACCGATGTCTGGATGGTCGGCCCTGGACCGGAACAATCAAACCAAGTTTTCTATATTAATGCTGCTACTACAATCGCGCATCCCGCGACAGTCGGATTCGTTGCGAGTTACTTTTCATCTGGTGCAACTGTTGTAAAGATAGATCCAGCATCGGACTCTATGACAATCAACTTTTCTGACGATGGCGTCTACACAGACCCAACTGCCGGTGTAACTGTTGATGGCGATGGAACTGCGGGAGACCACATCACTATCCATAATCAGTCGGTAACTGAAGCACACTCTTGGGGTGTTAATGGCTCATGGGCAGCAGGGAGTTAACTATGCGTAAATTTTATTTTGGCGCGGTATTTATCCTTAGTTTGATACTGTTGGGAACACTGGCTCATGCGTTTGGTTTGATTGGACTGGGTTCTTGGAGAGAGATTACTTATCTCGGCACCAATATGGACTTTACAAATTGGTCGGATGACGACCCGGTCGGGTGGACAGTTTACGGTGAAAGTGGGTCTGACCCGATGGTAACAGAGGTAAGCGGCGCGGCGAGAATGTATACGTCGAGTGCTTATGTTGATATCACACAAGCTATGATAATGGACGGACTTAGTTGTCACATTACACTTGATTATACTCATGTATCTGGAAGTTTTGTTATTGGTAGTACTGATGGTGGATCAGATATTAAGGTGATAGACTCTTCTGACGATGACGGCCCATTTGATTTTACGGGGGCTGGCGATGTCTTATGTATCAAACGAAATACTCTCCCGGCCGATGGGACTTTTGATAATATACTAGTGTGGTGCGATTAGTAGCGAATCTGGAGACAGTGGGGAAATAGCGGCAAAAAACTAACGAGGAAATACCATGCCAGACCGAATGGACCCATTGGACAGGATGTTGACCGAAGAGACACCTTAAAAGGAACTAAAATGAAAAAAGTAGTAGGATTAATTGTATTCATGGCGGCAGCATTTTTATTCGTCGGGTGTTTCGAGCGTGAAGAGACGGCTAGTCCGCCAACCGCACCAGCAAAACGGTTGACCAATGCGGAAGTAGCTGCGGGGACATCGACCGAGTACGGGTTGATCACCTCTAAGATTTATAAAGACAACCTTGGCATTGGTGCTGGTGAGGCCACCACCTACGAGGTGCTGAATACAAACTCTGACGTGGACACTGACCTAACGGATGGTGCTACGGCAAGTACCGTTCCGGCTGCTGCGGCAGTAACGGGTTTGATTGACACCACTCAAAAGTTAGAGGATGCAAGTAGTGCCGGTGCTTACGCAAGCGATATTTTGGACTGTACTGATCAAGCCGCTCTTGTTACGCTTGTTTCTGGTGTGAGTCCCACAAATGTCACACCAGTCGACACCGGTAACGAGAACACGACTTTTTATCTTTTGATGACTGATGGTAGAACAGATACGCAAGCCGTCGAAACTGATCTAGAATTTCCATACAACCCTTCCACCGACACCTTAACAGTGAAGAACATTGCTATAGCGTCTGGCGGTGGGATAACTAATGTGGGTGTTATATCTCCTGATGGCGTCCTTCCCAGGGTGCTTGACGGCGCAGAACTTGGTGACACCGCAACACCACACGTTATGACAGCGGCAGAAGTAAGCGGAAATATCATCACAAATAATGGTGCAAGTGCAGATGCAGTGTTTACATTTCCGGCTCTGTCGACGATAGAGGGCTCGACCGGGATTTTTAATGTTGAGGAAGCTTATCAAGTCGATCTTGAACCAAACGGTTCAGAGCAGTTTTATTTAAACGGAGCGCAGATGGGAACAGGAGAGCATATCCAAAATACGGCAGATACAATAGGGGATATGATTAGTTGGATATGCACGGAAACCGCGTGCTTTTTTAAATCAGGTAACCCAAATTGGGTAGAGGCTACACCATGAAAAAGTTACTATGCTGTTTAATTATTTTATTGTGCATGGGTGTTTCTGCTTGGGGATTAAATCTCTCAACTATCAATGAGATGGGCAGTAAGGGCTACGGCCCAGAAATATTGGCAGATGGTACTTGTGATTCTGATAGCTGGTCAACCACTGAGGTTGGGTGGGCTTATAACGCAACGGATGATGACTATGACGTTGATGGCTCTCAAGAGGGTAATGCATATATATATAAAGATACCACTGGCACTGATGACAATACTCCATATTTAGTTGTATTTGAAATAAAAGCTATTTCGGCGGGAAGCTGTTACGTATATTTTGGTGGTGTTATTGATACTGGAACCGCAAGATCAACTGCTGACACCTTCGAAGAAGAAATATTAACAACAACAGGCGACAATACTTTTGGTTTAAAGTGTACATCTACATTTGTAGGAACCGTAGATAATTTTTCTATAAAACGGGTTAATTAATGAGACAATTTGTCTTTTTTTTAATAGGGTTTTTACTTTGTTGCTCTTCTGCTTTTGCAGTAGATACTACTTACTACGTTACTAAGGCGGGTAACGACGACACCGGAGATGGTACGGTGGAAACTCCATGGTTAACTATTCAACACGCTATAAACCAAGTTGAAGCGAACGAAGCCGAAGACACCAGTTTTCTTGTAACGGTTGGTGCTGGCACATATACAGAGCAAATCACACTTTCTGATTTTGACGCCAGCGGATCATCTCTCTCTGTGGATGGCGGTGCTGTTGCGACCATTGACGGTGGGGATAGATTGTCAGGATGGGTAACTGCCCCTGAAATTGGGGCAGGAGTTTATAAGTATGTTGACGGTGGAACAGCCTTGGGCTATGCGCCTGAGAATATGGCAACAGACAATAAAGCGACATTAGATATCACCACCTCCGCTATGGATGCTGGATCTGGGGACGCCATACTTGCCCTTGCAGAAGGCAATGCTGGTTGGGATGGGGTGGAAGTGAGATGGGGGTATAACTCTGTAAACGACAATATTTATGTTCGCTTCGAAGATGGCAGCGACCCAGATGATAAGGATTGTGCGTTTTCCCCTGATTCTGGCGGTGCTTTTTTTCTTGATGATTCAAGTAATGTAACAATTACGGGTTTCACAATCCGAAACAACTATTCGGCAATTAGGATGACATATAATTGTGACAACAATATCATAGAAGACAACACTCTGGAAGGTGGATTGATAACAGTTAATATCAAGGGTTATTCGACCTCCATTCCAGATGGTAATATAATTAGAAACAATGACATAACCCTTGGTTTTATTTACACCTCTGCTGGATACCAAATGTACAAATCCGCAACTGATGAAAATATTTGGGACACTGTTAAGACTGGCAATTCTTCAAGTGACCGAATTGGGATTTATATTTATCGTGGTGGAGATGGGAACAAAATATACAGTAATATTATTGCTAAACATTTTGACGGTATTGTTATTTCTGATGATACAGCAGACCGAAACGATAATACCGAAATTTATGAGAACACACTGCATCATAATATGGATAGTTCCATCGAATTAAATACGTATGATGGCGAGGGGATAAAGATATATGACAATTCTCTCCATGAATCCACTACTTTAATACGAATTAAAAGATTAGACACGGGGCCGGTTTATATCTATAATAATGATATTACAGTCGAAACTGCGGTTGGTTATGATTCTCAGACTCTGGCGAGTGGGATCACTTTCTCTCTTACTAGTACACCGGAAACTACCGGTACACTTTACGTTTACCACAATTCAATAGCCACGGCAGCCGCCGCAATTAATTATGATGTAAACGCATCAAGTACGGCAAAATTTCCAAACTTCTGGTTTATTAATAATATTTTTGGTAGTACTAATATTCTCCGACGTATAGAAACAATGGGGGAACCTTTATCTCACACCTGTTATAATTATGCTGCGGGAGCGGAGCAATATGGAGATGATTATTGGCCCTTAAGGCATGATAATACTGGTGATCTTCAGAATATTGACGGGACACTAACTGATTTATGGACCTCTTTAGTTAATGTAAACGTAGAAATCCCGATTGATCCAACCGATCTTCTTGAAGCTGGCGTCGATGTTTCTGATACATTTTCATGTGATGGTGACAGTAAAAGCGCGTTGCCAGGATTTACTAGTAACTACTTTGATCGGTCTGCACCAGATATAGGTTCGGTTCAATGGTCGGATGCAAATTCAATACAAGATGGCAACGGCACCATACTATACGGAACCGGAACAATAAGTACGTTAGACTAAGGAGACGGCATGCCGGACAGAATGGACCCGTTAGATAGAATGTTGACCGAAGAGACACCTGCCGTTCGAGCAATCCACGAAGAGGTTAAAGATGTTCTAAGGCTAGTTCTTGACAGCAATATTAAAGTTGAGACAGCCATGGCAGATGGTTTTCGTGAGCTTGCCGATAAATTGACGCAGACTCACAATAGCTGCGAAGCCAGGCGGTCTATCCAAAATGGACAAATTTCAAAACTGGTCACTAAACAGGAAGTCAATCGAACGAAACTAAGCTACCTGGTTGGCGGGTCTGCTGTTGGTGGTGGGGTTTTTGCGAAAATTGTTGATTGGCTGATGAGGTAGGGAAATATGTATCTTACAGAACAACTTATTCGGCATGAAGGTTTGCGGTTACACCCATACAAATGTCCTGCGGGATATTGGAGTATAGGAGTGGGCCGGAATCTTGAAGGAAAAGGTATTACTCATCAAGAAGCAATGTATATGATGATGCATGACATAGCTGACGCCAAGATTGGCGTTAAACAGATTTTAAGCAATTATCATATTGAAGATTATAAAATAAATTTGCCAAGAAGGGATGCATTGATCAATGTAGCGTACAACATCGGCCAGTCGTCCTTGATGGGGTTCAGAAAAATGTTTTCTGCCATATATGCAGAAGATTGGGATAAGGCCGCTGTTCAGCTACTTGATAGTAAATACGCAACAGAGGTTGGGGGAAGGGCTGTTGAATTGTCTAACCAGTTGAGAACAGGAGCATATCAAAGAAATGAATGATTTAACAATTCGAAAGGCGTTGGCGAATCTAATCGCCAACAGCGATATGGTTGATCTGACAAATATGTATCGGGTTTTGTTCAGAATGTTTTTGTCAGTCACTATGATTATGGGCGGCGGTAGTTTTTTGTGGGCTGCTGCTTTTACAGAAAAAGCGAGGCTTACCGATATCACCACAATGGTCGTTGGTTTTGTGATTGGTACTTTTCTCGCTCTGCCAATCGGCTTTTACTTTGGTGGACAAGACAGGCAGAAGAAAAATGATGAACAAAATGAAATATAGCGCAGGATATAAATATATTTTGCGGGAACCGTTTACTCTCCCGCTGGCAGGGCATTGGCCGAAATGCGGTAATAATTTTGTGCGGATAACATCGGATGGTCAATTGCTTCTCCGGGAAGGCTATGCCTGGGATGGTGTTAGTGGTCCTGTTGCTGATACGAAAATTAATATGCGGGGTGGTCTTGTTCACGATGCGCTTTATCAGCTTTTACGCAACGATATCCTCCCAAGAGAATATCAAATAGTTGCGGATATTGTCGCCAAAAATATATGGATTGAGGACGGCATGTGGGCCTGGCAAGCGGGCATGTACTATAGAGTTCTTAGGACCGTATCACCGTTTACAGCTAAAAAACCGAGAGAAGTATTACATGCACCATGAAAGGGGAGACGCCCAAATGAAAAAAGCTTCAGTTAGTTTACTAATGGTGTTTTTGGCGGCAATGGTTGGTTGTGCCAATATGGGCAGTTTAGACACGCCTGAAAAACAATTTCTTGGTGCGAGGGGTGAGCTTAACATCCTGATCGAACAGTATGTAATGATTCAGGATGATGTACCAATGCCCCTACATTTAAAAATAAAAAGTTATTTTGAAAATGCCGATCTTATATTGGACATGTGGCAAACAAATATAAACAAAGATATCGATTTTGCCACAGACTATCGCGCCTGGATAAACATCAAAAGTCAAATACTGCAGACCTTAAAGGAGATTTACGATGAGTGATGCACCAAAGATCCTAAACCAAGTGGATGCGTTGTCCAATATCATTCTACTATCACTGTTCTTGATGCAACAGATCACCGGAAAAACTAAAGAAGAAACAATGAAAATGATTGATCAAGAGGGTATTAAAACTGATGCTTTGTTGATGAAGCTAAAATAGCGTGGATATCCCCGAAATGGATATCATCAGACAACCGTGGGTGGTATGCGGTATCTGTATGAGCCGCAACCACCCCCATATGTGGTGCAGAGGTGGCCACGTCCCATTGTGGCAATGCGCCGGGTGCTCATGCCATATACCCGAAGATGTTTTCGATGAAGTGCTGGAGCTGTTTGAGCCTCAGACTTCAATTACCGAGCCATAGTCAATACCACGCTGTGGTGCTTAGAAACGCCTTGATAAATGCAGCCGCTACTTGCGGTACGATGGCGTTCCCAGCCCCGCGCAGCGCCCCCACTCGATTGGGTAGCCCATCAGCCAAAGGGAAAAGTAGGGATTCAATTTCAGGCTGGTTTTCGATCGAGGCCCGTTGTGTTCGAGCCTTATCCCAAGTGCCACGTCTACCTGCCTTGTGTAGTCGCTGCCCCCGCCTTCGTTGTAGGTTGTCGTTTTCGGAGATAGGGTCTGGGGACTTGGCCACCCTGCCAGGCACCCGCCGCCACTTTCCATCGGCGCAGGGGATGAGGATGGAGTTTTGCCAGAAACCATCAGGGCCATCGCCTGGAGATCCCCACCGCCCGACTCTTTCCTGCCTAATTCCTGCTTCCTTTCCGCTGATTCCGGGCCTCCTGTAACCACTCTTGGCGTTGCCCACCCCGCTGTTTGGCTCATGGTTATTAAATTCAACCTTGATTTTTTGTGTACTGTTTTGTGCGCTCCTCTTTCCCCATCCGTTTGAGCTGGACTGCGCCACCCACCACAAACGTTGCCTGATGTGCGGTGCGCCAACGCTCGCAGCGCACAAATCAGCGGCCCCGACTGCATATCCCATCGCTTCCAGATCAAGTCGTACTCCTGAGAGCCATTCACGGCCATCCTTGCTCGCAACCTGCTCTCCAAAGATCGTTGCAGGTTTTCGCTTGGCGTTAGCGATGAGCCACCGAAAAGCGGGCCAAAGGTGGCGGGAGTCGTCAATTCCTCCACCCTGGCCTGCGACACTGAATGGCTGACATGGGCAGCTTCCTGTCCAGACGGGTTGGTCTTCTGGCCAACCAGCCAACCTGAGTGCGTAAGGCCAGCCTCCAATGCCTGCGAAAAAGTGACACTGGACAAATCCGTCGAGGTCTGCCGGTTGGATGTCGTTGATGGATCGGTCGTCAACCTTGCCATTGGGAATCAACTCCTCCTTGATGAGTTCCTTCAGCCACGCGACTGAGGTTTTTTCATTGTCGTTGTAATAGTTCATACCCCCCCTATTCGACCTCCATTGATGGTATATAAAGCGCCGGCTCATTCCTGTGAGGCCGAAATAAAGCACCCTCCACCACCACCGGATGATGCCGCCGGAATTTGCGCTTTATCAAACCTTGCTTCGATGGTGCAAGTTTCATAGATGGCGCCTGTAGTGAAGGTTGAGCCTGACAAACTCCCGCCGCACCCAAAAACGGAACCGATGACATAACCGCTGTCTGGTACGACTTGGAATGTTGCAGTGTCACCGTAATCAACCACCTGCTTCGATGGTATTAGATGCCCGTGTTTTGTTGGTGCGATCAACACAACGCACGTTTCGATTTCGTAAGCCACATTGATTGTGGTCACTGTGTGTTCGTCAATCTGGACCGTCACCGGTTGCGGGATGACCCAACCCCTGACATCACTGAATTCGATTTCCGTCGGTCCTACCGGCAAATTTAGCTGATCTCCGCTGTCATGCCAGGTTTTGCCGTCTACCAGTCGCCACTTTGCGGCTGCCGGGTCAAGATTGACCTGCAACGTTCCACCTTGATAGCGATATGCCGCGATGACATGCTTCATTTCCCGGCCAGTCCGAGCGTTATCTGCATCGACAGCGTCGCCGGTTAGTGCGCTCAGATGTGACACGTGTGGGCTGGAAAATACCGGAATCCGAAAGTGTGGGATTCCATCAGGAAAATACGAGCCTCCTGAGTACGTCATGACAGAGCAGTATCCTACCCCATCTGACCCCATCCATCGACCCCCGGCACTGTAACTATATACGCCGGGACCTGGTTGGAAATTTTGGAGTTTGCTATGGTGCATCCCTATGTTATGGCCCATTTCGTGGACTGTGGTTGGGCCGGCCATTTGTTGAACCCGCACCAGGGAAAACCCATAATCACTATTGCCGGCTGGTTCTGTCATCAGCCAGGCAATCCCCCCAACATCATTTACTTTCGCAACTAGGACGACTAAATCCGCCCCAAGATTGTCACGGACTTCGTGTACCTCGTCCATGTACCCATCCGCAGGATTTGTTAGTCGTCGAAGGTCTGTTACTGATTTATTAGACTCGACATAAATTGTTTCCAACATACCAACTACTAGAAAATCAATTCCGGTATTACTATTGTACGCCGTGAGATTAGCATAGTCGATAGCAGCTTCAATCTCGGCGTCTATGTCAGTTGCCCATGACTTTGCCGCTTTCGTGTAGACCATCAGCACTGTGATAGTCGCCGGTGTGTCTGGATCGTATGGCGTATCATATGATAAACTCCTTGATACATCGTACGGCAGCGGAATAGATATGGGGTTTAATTCGTCTGCCCAACCAGGGACGGCCAGGCACAAAATAATGATGGTGGTGATTAGTGTTTTCATGGTACCTCCTATTTGGTTAGAATTTTTTGATACTCATCAAGAATTTTATTTTCCGCTCTTTTCCGCAGGAAATACTCAATCAAGAAAGTCGCTATTATCCCAATATTAATCCCTGTGAAAATGCCTATTAACAATCCTTGATGAAATCCACTCATGTTTTCCTCCTTATCGAGCACCAAAAAAGAAAA